TTACAAGTTATTTAGTTTATCTAAAACTTCTAATTTCTTCTCTTTCATTACGTGAGTATAGATATCCATTGTTGTAGCTATATCTCCATGTCCTAGCAAGACTTGAACTGTTTTGATTGGTATATCCATCTCAAATAATCTCGTAGCATAACTGTGTCTTATTGAGTGAAAACTCCTGTGTGGAATATTAAGTTTTTTACATATAGAGGCAATTCTTCTCTGAGGCTTTTTTGGCTCAATAGGTTTACCAAGATTAGAAAAGATTAAATTACCTTGGCGTGGGATGTCTTTTAACAGCTCCTGGACCTTATCTGGTAACGGGATTTCTCTAGCACTATTTTTGGTTTTCAATTCCTTAAATGTATAAGTTAATTTCCTATCATCTACCTTATCCACATCTACATTTCTTCTATACTGTCTAGTAATCTTAACCATATTATCCTTAATATCGCTCCACTGTAGCCCTAAAACTTCTCCTAGCCTTAGCCCTGTATAAAATGTAAAGTAAATTAAGCAGTCAACGATATCTCTTTTATCTAAAGTTCTAAGAACCATTTCCTGCTCTTGCTTAGAAAATACATTTATATTTTCTTTTTTAGTTATTTTCTGTAATGTTACTCCAGGACAGAAGTCTTTCATCATAATTCCTTGTATAATAGCAAACTTTATACAAGAGTGGATTTGGATATAAGTCTTTTTTATGGTATTAGCAGTAAAGTCTTTTTGCAACTCATTGAAGTATTGCTGCAAGTCCTTTAAAGTTATCTGATTAGCCTTTTTCCTGGCAATAGAGTAATTCATTAATCTTAATCTATAACTTGCTTCATATTCATAAAAAGTATTGGGGCTAACTTCTATCTTTTTAAAATTAAAGATCCAGTCTTTAAAAAGTTCTCCAAAACTAATATCAGAATTAGATAAAGAATTAGTTTTAGCTTGATATTTAGCAGTATTCATTTTATCCAATACTACTGACTTTTTATAGCTACCAAAACTTTTTCTAATCTGTTTACCATTACTATCCCAGCCAACAGTGATATTTGCTTTATAATATGTTTTGCCATTCCTTATAACAGTAGAGATAGTCCCTTCTCCATTAGCTTTTCTACCTGCCATACAAAATCACACTCCTTTCAAATTGCATAAAAAGCAAGAGTGTGCTATAATTTGTATAGGCAAACAAAAAAGAGGACACACTCTTTTTAACCCCTACAGTGATACCGCGAATATCACTGCTGGGGTATTTTTTTATATTTTTTTAATTAATTCTATGAAGTTATTCCACCTATTTACACACAATTTTGCATGTAAATGCTTGTCTGATTCACGAATCTTTTCTTTAAAATGACTTATCAGTTTTTCGTGTCTGTTACAAGAGTAGTATTCTGTGAATTTCTTTAAATGCTTTAAACAAATTTTACTGGTTTCATCACTCATATCAAAACACGATTTAAAAAGTTCTATTGATAATGGTTTTCTTTTATGAAAACCTAAATAAAGAGCGATAGGTAACGGAGAACTACAGTGCCTCGCAAAACAATTAGCTTCTTTCTCTAGTGTGTCCTCGTATTCTTGAGGATCTGTAAAAAAATTTTTTACACATTCGCATTCATCAAAATGCTTTAGAAAAAAATGCCCTAATTCATGGAAAATTGTCCATCTAATTCTAGCAGGCGGTTTCTTTTCATTAAAGAAAATATTGTAGGTATCACCTATTAAAGTAGTAAATCCTTCATTACTAGGAAAGGCATCCAGCATCTGTTTTTCTGTCATACCTTCATAGCTTTCAATCTTTTTTAACTTTTCCATGCATTCTTTATAGGAATAAATCTGTACATTATCTAATTTTTTTATAATCTTAAAAGGATCCACTGGCAATGCCCCATCTGAGTAATTTATTAAAACCTCATAAGCTTGAGCTTGAGATTTATCGTATAAAACTTTATTATCTATCCTTACCACAAACATAACCTCTTTATTCTTCTTCATTCAATGATTTCATGAAGTTTTTCATCATTGATTTGAAAAGTTTTTTCTTGTCTTCTGATAACTTATTATAATCTCTAGCAACCATTTTAAAATCATCATCTGATTTATCTAAATCTGCTTCATAATTCTTTTCTCTCTTATTTTTTAAATCTTCTTGGAATCTATTTTTTATGTTAGATCTACCTGTAAGATAGTCCATATCCACATTAAAATAATCACATAATTCTTCTAATAGTTCATAGCTTGGTTTTCTCCTACCTTGTTCATACATTCCTATGGCACTTGGAGATATATTTAATTCTTCTGCTAACTGGCTTTGTGTAAGATTTTTTTCATTTCTTAAACTTATAATTCTATCTTTTATTTCAGCCATTAATATCACCCCTTAACAATATTATATACAATGCGTGTAAAAAGTCAAGAAAATTTTTACACAAAAAGTGTTGACAAAAATTTTAAAGCATGATACACTTATTGTGTGAAAGTTAAATAAAATAAATTTACATTTTTGAAATTGTTCTTTAATTGAACCTTATTTTTAGACTTTATTTACTTTACATGAAAATGATATTTTTTTTAAAATTTAACTACACTTTAAGTATAGTGGAAAAGGGAGGTGTTATTATGACTATAGGGGAAAAATTGAAACAATTAAGAGGCGACAAAAAAACTAAAGATGTTGCTAAAGATCTAAACGTAACCGTCTCTGCGTTATCTAACTATGAAAACGATTATAGAGTGCCTAGAGATGAAGTCAAGAAAAAAATAGCCGATTACTATAAAAAATCAGTAGAAGAGATATTTTTTTAAACCTATTCTACACTTTAAGTATAGGGAATTTAGCTAGTAAAATTTTGAAACTATCTAGTAAATTTTGAAACTATCTAGTAAAAATTGTAAAAACTGAGAAAAGAATTGAAAATAAAGAAAAATTTGCTTTCTAGTAGATTTTCGAAATTATCTAGTAAGTTACAAGCAGTTTACAAGAGCAGTTAATTTAAAAAATAAAAATTAAAAAAGGAGGATTTATATGAGAATACACAAAAAAATTAAAGTCGACTTAGAAAAAATAAAGGATGTGCTAAAACACGATGATTTGATAGAAAGAGCTCTAGCTCTTATAGAAGATTACAACACATACGAAAGCACAGATATAGAATTTACTTTTTCTTGGAACTTAAATAAGTGTAGAGAATGGGGATATGACTATGGAGGAGATGTAGAATATTTTGATAAATTTTTTGTTGAAACTCTTGGAATGAAAGAGTCTGTAAAAAGAGCATGGGATAACAAGACTGCTCAAAAATATTATTTTTATGAAGATTAAGGAGGATATGAAAATGAAAAAAATAAAAAATATATTTGGAATCTTCAAGCATAAAGCTAGTAGACCGATTGTTTTTAAAGAACTGTTCGGAATTAATCAGCTTAGTGCTTGTGACAGAGACGGAAGCTGGGACAGTTATGACTTTGTCGGAACTATAGATGAAGTCAATGATTATGAAAAAAGATGGTGTACTCAAGGATCTAATGGCTTTGGATTCTTGGGAATTGAAGCTGTAAAAGGCTTTAAGGGGCAATTTAGTTACTGTGGGAAATAGGGGGAGATTATGCTAAGTAACAAAATTTTAGAAAAGTATTGGGGTAAAAATGAATTAAAAGGACTGAGCTTAAAAAGAGCTCTGGCTATTATTCAAATTTTAGAGTTATGGGAGGGAGAAAATGACTAGAAGCGAAATAGCAGCAAGAGAACTTTTGAAAGAAAGTAAAAAAGCAACTCTTTTAGATGTAATTAAATATAAAACTGTATGGTTGCTTAAAGTTATTTTTGGGGCGTACATGAAGTACGTAGAGTTGTATGACTTTGATGGGCTTATATGGGAGGAAGATGCAGAATGGGAGTTGTAAAAGGATCATTTATTGCTCGTGAAAGTTTGTTTAAAAATCATAAATATGTAGTTGCTCTTAATACCACTTCTGAAAAATATCAGGCTTATGTAGTTTTAAATCCTGAAGATGATATTAATCAAGTCTCAATGACTCCAGAAATGAGCTATTTTATAGATGGCTGGTCTTATGGGATTATAAGTTTTAAAACAGATGATGCTAGATGCAATAACTCAACATATTATGAGAATAAATGTCAGGATATTATTACTCAGCTGACAGCAAAAATTAATTAGAAAGGAGAGCTTAATATGAGCGAAAAGATGATGTTAACAATGCCAGAAACTGCTAAATTAACTGGTATAGGATTACAAAAACTAAAACAAATAGCAAGAGAATACTCAGATTTCCCTTACATAAAAATAGGGGTTAAACACTTAGTAATCAAAGAAAAACTCCCTGATTGGTTTGAGAAGCATAAGGGAGAAGAGCTATGAAGAAACTAGCAATAGTATTAGCAAGTATATTAGTTATATATAAAAGAAAAACATCTGTAGTAAGTGACCAAACAAATACAGATGTCTCAAGAAAAAATATTTAGGTAACATATTTTACTTAAATTATACATTAAAAAATTTAAGATTTCAAGGAGAAGAAATGAATATAAATGATTACAATTCTAAAAACACGGGAAAGCAAGTTCTAGTTTTGGGAGAAGACGATATAAAAGTTTTAAATCATTTTGCTAGTATTGCTAAAAGTGGAGAACTTAAAGGACTGATAGTTGCTGGAAAGTATGTTGGATTTACTGACACATATAGACTTGCATCTATTAAAGATATTCATGAAGATTTACCTGGAACCAATACAGGTAATGCTCTTATGTATGATGTGCTAGATGTGTTGAAAAAAGCTAAATCTTTAGCAGTACTTAAAGATGGGAAACTTGCAATTCAAGTAGGTGTTGAAGTAACAGAATATGAGCCTATGAAAGATGTGAAAGTTCCAAATATTGCTACAGTTAGAGAAGGATTAGATTATGAAACTTATACTGAAGCATTTCCTTCAGTAAATTTTGCCGAAAACGTAGTTTGGAAGATGTTAAAAACTCCAGCTGGACAAGAGCGTTACAAAAAATACTTTAAGTTTGAAAGTGGAAAAGTAATAGTTGAAGCTTATCCAAATGAAAACTCTAAGTTATTTTTAGAGATATTAGAGCTAAAGAAAGATAGAACAAGTTTAGTAACTAATCTTGATTGTAAATACTTAGACTTGTGGTTTAAATGGACTAAAAATAGTAAGTTTGATTTAGCAATAGGAAAAAACAGTAACTGTGCTGTTAAGTTTAGTAAAGATAAGGTTGACTATATTGTTATGCCTTTATCGATGATGGAATAAGGAGTTGGTTAAATGTTCTTAATAGACGGAAATTATTTTGAATTAGTTTTAGAAGACGGAGATATTGCTGTTCTATCAAACGTTGTAACGGGTGAGTCTCTAACTATGAACATTAAAGAACTTTGGAATTATGCAATATAAAGGAGGTGTTCAGTATGCTGAGAATAAATAAAAAGTCTGTTGCGACTACCACATCAGCAACAGACAAATATACACACTTTAATGATAAGATACCACAAATTAATAAAAAATGCAAATAGGAGGATATAAAAATGGTAAAAGTAGAATTTACTGGAAGTGTTGAAGAAGTTAGCAAAGAAATATTAGATTTTGTAAGAGGAAACTATATAAATCTAGCTGAAAATATAGCTCTCCCAAAATCAGATACAGAAAAAGCAATTAAAAGGGCAATAGATAATGCTTCTGCTAAAAAAGAAGCTGTTAAAAATGTAGAAGAAGCTCCTGCTCAAAAACTACCAATAGCACCAGCTAAAAAAGAAGAAGCACCTGTAGCTGTAGCAACTCCTTTACCTACTAAGACAGCTGAGTATACTGCAGATGATTTACAAAGAATAGCAGCTGCTTGGATAGCGAAAGACATCGAAAATAACAGAAAAACTATGAAAGATTTGTTAGGTAAATTTGGAGTTAAAGCTATAACTGTTCTGCCTCAAGAAAGTTATGGAGCTTTTGTTCAAGAACTTAAAAATTTAGGAGTTGATATTTAATGGCACATGCACTATTAGGACCTTCTAGTGCATCAAGGTGGATGGCTTGTCCGCCTTCTGTAAGACTCTGTGAACAGTTTGAAGATGTAGAAAGTGAATATGCAAAAGAAGGTAGTTTGGCACATGAAATAGCAGAGTTGAAGGTAAGAAAATTAATAGATCCTGGATTAACTTCTAGGAAATTTACATCAGCTATGAAGAAGCTGAAAGAAAAAGAACTTTACCAGGAAGAAATGCAAGGTTACACAGATGAGTATGTAGAGTTTATTCAAGAACAGATGTACAGTTACCCAACTACTCCTCATATAGCTGTGGAACAAAAAGTAGATTTCTCTCAATATGTTCCAGGTGGGTTTGGTACAGCTGACTGTATTCTAATCTCTAATGATACCTTACATGTTATAGATTTTAAGTATGGAAAAGGTGTTCCTGTAAGTGTTGAAAATAATGCTCAGTTACTTCTGTATGCATTAGGAGCATATCTCGCTTACGAAATGATATTCCCTATAGAGCACATTAAAATGTCAATCGTACAGCCAAGATTAACTGGCATAGACACTTGGGAATGTAGTCTCGATTACTTACTAACCTTTGCTAAGAAAGCTCAGGAAAAGGCTGTAATGGCTTTAAATGGTGAGGGTGATTTTGAGTGTGGAGAACACTGTAAATTTTGTAAAGCTAAATCTATCTGTAAAGAGAGGGCTAATGTTAATTTAGAACTTGCTAAGTACGAGTTTAAAGCTGCAGACCAATTATCTTTAGAAGAAATTGGTGAAATTCTAAAGAAGGCTCAAGATTTAGCTGAATGGGCAGAAGATTTAAATGAGTATGCATTAGCAGAAAGTTTAAAAGGAAATAATGTTCCTGGTTGGAAGGCTGTTAATGGTAGAGGTAGTAGAAGTTTTAAAAACACAGATGAAGCTATAAAAGTACTTAAAGAAAATGGAATAGCTGAAGAACTGTTATACGAAAGAAAGTACTTAACTTTAGCACAAATAGAAAAGGTAATAGGTAAAAAAGATTTTAATAATTTAGTTGGAGATTTAATAGTTATGAATGTAGGTAAGCCAACTCTTGTAGAAGCTTCAGATAAAAGAGAAGCTATAACAAACAAGATAAAGGCGGAGGATGAATTTAGTGCAGTTGATGATATTAATAATTTATAAAATAAAGGAGAAGTGATTTTTTATGGCAAATGATACTAGAGTAATGACAGGGAAAGTAAGATTAAGTTATGTGCATTTATTTAAACCTTATGCAGCAGAAAAAGGGCAAGAAGAAAAGTACAGTTGTACAATTCTAGTTCCAAAGACTGATGTACAAACTAAAATGAAACTAGATGCAGCTATAAATGCAGCAATAGAAAAAGGAATTAGCAGTGTGTGGAATGGAGTTAAACCTCCAAAACCAACTATCCCAATATATGATGGAGACGGAGTGAGACCATCAGATGGCCAAGAATTTGGACCCGAATGTAAAGGGCACTGGGTGTTTACAGCAAGTGCAAAGATTGATTACCAACCTGGAATAGTTGATGTAAGAGCTCAACCAATTCTTAACCAATCTGAAATATACTCAGGAATTTATGCGAGAGTATCAGTGAACTTTTTCCCTTATGCAGTAAGTGGTAAAAAAGGAATAGGTTGTGGTCTAGGTAATGTACAAAAGCTAATGGATGGAGAGCCTTTATCAGCTGTAGGAATTAAAGCAGAAAATGAATTTGATGAGGTTGAAATAGATCCAGTTACTGGAGAACCAATTCTATAAAAAACTTATAAGAAGGGCAGTTTTAATACTGCCTTTCAATTTCAAAAAAGGAGCGATTATGAGAACTTTAAATATAGATATAGAAACATTTAGCTCTGTAGACATAGGAAAATCAGGTGCTTATAAGTATGCAATGAGTGATGATTTTCAGATACTTTTATTTGCATATTCTGTTGATGGCCAAGATGTAAAAATAATAGACCTTGCACAAGGTGAAGCTATTCCTGGAGAAGTATTAGACCTTTTAAAAGATGAAACTTGTATTAAGTATGCATACAATGCTGTCTTTGAATGGTGGTGCTTAAATATGGCTGGAATAGAAACTCCATTAGAACAATGGCATTGCACAATGGTTCACGGTCTTTATTGTGGATATACTGCTGGTCTTGCTGCAATAGGTAATGCAATGGGTTTACCTCAAGATAAGAAAAAACTTACAACTGGAAGTGCATTAATTAGATATTTCTGTATTCCATGTAACCCAACTAAGAGCAATGGAAACAGAACTAGAAACCTGCCACATCATGCTCCAGAAAAATGGGAATTATTTAAAGAATACTGTATACAAGATGTAGTTACTGAAATGGAGATAGGTAGAAGATTAAGTGCTTTTCCTGTCCCTGAAAGAGAGTGGAAGCTTTGGGTGTTAGATACATTCATGAATGCATATGGAGTAAGAGTTGATAGTGAATTAGTCAATGGTGCTCTGTATATAGATGCATTATCCAGGGCTAATTTACTAGAAGAAGCAAGAGATATAACAAAGTTAGACAACCCTAATTCTACAAGTCAGTTACTAAATTGGTTAGAAGAAGCTGGAGAAGAAGTTGAGAACTTACAAAAAGCTACGGTAGGAAAAATGATAGATACTCTAGATGATGGAAAAGCTAAAAGAGTTTTAGAGATAAGACAAGAACTTTCTAAGACATCTGTTAAGAAGTATAAAGCTATGGACGAAGCCATGTGCAAAGATGAGAGAGTAAGAGGGCTTTTACAATTTTATGGAGCTAACAGAACAGGAAGATATGCAGGAAGATTAGTTCAAGTACAGAACCTGCCTCGTAACTATATAGAAACTTTAGATGTAGCTAGAGATGTTATTAAAAAAGGTGATGGCGAACTTTTAGAAATGCTTTATGGAAATATACCTGATACCTTATCTCAGTTAATAAGAACAGCATTTATCCCCTCTGAAGGTAATCACTTTGTGGTATCAGACTTCTCAGCAATAGAGGCAAGAGTTATAGCGTGGCTTGCTGGAGAAGAGTGGAGAATGGAAGTGTTTAAAACTCATGGAAAAATCTACGAAGCCTCTGCATCTCAAATGTTTGGAGTACCTATCAACACTATAGCAAAAGGAGAAGAAAACTATCATCTTAGAGCTAAAGGAAAGGTCGCAGAACTTGCACTAGGTTACCAAGGTAGTGTTGGAGCTTTAACTGCTATGGGTGCGGCAGACATGGGACTGACAGATGAAGAAATGAAAGACATTGTAGATAGATGGAGAAAATCATCTAAAAGAATTGTGGAGTTGTGGTATGCATTAGAGAATGCAGCAGTTGAAGTATTAGAGACGGGAGAACCGCAAATAGTCAAATGTGTAAAGTTAGCTAAAGAGTACGATTTTATTTATGGCCAAGACTTTTTCACAATAGAATTACCAAGCGGTAGAAAACTATTCTACCCAAAGCCATTCTTAAAAGAAAATCAATTTGGCCAAATGCAGATGCATTACATGGGTATTAACCAAACCACTAAGAAGTGGGAAGTTATCCCAACTTATGGTGGAAAATTAACGGAAAATATTGTACAAGCTATAGCAAGAGACTGCTTAGCTGAAACTTTGTTAAGAGTAAAAGCTAAAGGTTGGCCAATAGTATTTCATGTTCATGATGAGATAATACTAGATGTTCCAAAATCTGTAGAGTTAGAAGAAGTTATAAAAACTATGACAGAAGAAATTAGTTGGGCAAAAGGATTAATATTAAATGCTGCTGGGTTTACTGGTAGCTATTATATGAAAGATTAGGAGGATTTTATGTTGCATATAGGAAGAAAAATAAAAAAATTTAGAATTGAAAATAATTTATCTCAAAAAGAATTTGCTGAAAAAATAGGTGTTACTCAAGGCTTTCTATCATACGTAGAAAATGGGAGACTTAATATAGAAAGCCCTTCTCTTGAAAAGAAAATACTAATTGCTATCGGTGAAGCTCCAGACGAGGATTTAAGAAAGGACTTTGAAAAGAATGTGGAGCTTGCTAGTGATAATGTTCACTCACCAAAACATTATATGATACCAGGTTGTAATTTTGAATGTAAGGATCTATCTGACGCAATTGTCAGAAACATGCCTAACCCTTTAGGGACTAGAATTTGGAATGTAGTTAAGTACCTGGTTCGTGCAGAAAAGAAAAACGGATTAGAAGACTACAACAAGGCTGTTGAGTACTTGTCCTGGATAGAAAAAGGGAATGAAGCAGATGAATATGATAACGAAAATACTTTAGAGAACATTGCTGATAAATTAAAAACCGATTGGACTACTATCATAATGGGGATATGTGAGGGCTATACAGCTAAAAAGGCTATTTTAATGAATGAGACTTTTAGGAATTTAATTGCTTTAAACATTCCTGGAGCGATTAACTGCATATCTAAAATAATAGAACTTGGATAAAAGGAGATAACAGATGGAGAACTCGAGAAAATTAATAATATCTGAAGCAAATAACAGACTATCTAAGCAGTGGGTAACTACAGAGATTACCTGGTCTGAATTTGTGGAAAGATTAAGTAAACCTAAAATAACAGCTGAAACACTAGATGAGTTCTTATCTTATTCTAAAGCTAAGCAAGATGATATTAAGGATGTTGGTGGCTTTGTTGGTGGAAAGTTAAAAGGTAATCTTAGAAGAAGTGAAGCTGTCGAAAGCAGAAGTTTAATTACTCTTGACTTAGATAACTTAGCTTATGAAGATGACACTAAGATTATAAAAACTCTTAATAGTTTAGGCTGTGCTTATGCAGTGTACAGCACTCGTAAGCACCAAACTACTAAGCCTAGAATAAGAGTTATTTTGCCCTTAGCTGAGGATGTGTCTGCTGATGAGTATGAACCGATAGCAAGGAAGGTAGCAGAGTCTATAGGATTACGTTATTGTGATCCTACTACCTTTCAAGCTGTTAGGTTAATGTACTGGCCTAGCCATTCTACTGATAGTGATTATGTTTTTACTTATGCTGACAAGCCTATGCTAGATGGTAAGGCAGTTCTTAATATGTATGCTGATTGGAGAGATGTATCAACTTGGCCAGAAGTTCCTGATGCTCAAAAGCATCATTTAACTTTGCTGAAGCAACAAGAAAACCCTTTAGAAAAAGAGGGAATGGTAGGGGCATTCTGTAGAAGGTTCAACATTTACCAAGCAATTGATGAGTTTTTACCTGGAGTATATGAACCCTGTGATATATCTGATAGATTAACCTTTGTGGGTGGAAGTACTACTGCTGGAGCTATTGTGTATCAAGATGGACTTTTCTTATACTCACATCATGCCACTGACCCTTGTAGTCAAAAATTAGTAAATGCTTTTGACTTAGTAAGATTACATAAATTTGGACATTTAGATATCCAAGCAGATATTAAAACTCCTGTGGCCAAACTACCTTCTTGGCTGGCTATGAAAGAATGGGTATTCGCTAAGACTCCAGTTAATTCAGATTTACTTAAAGAGAGAAGGCAAAAAGCAATATCTGAATTCTCTGTCTCTAATAATCCTGATGTAGATGCTGTTGATGGTGTATTAGTTGAAGAAGACGATTCTTGGACAGCAGAACTCGTATATAATGCTAAAGATAGTTCTAAAGTACTTAATACTCTCGCTAACATAATGTTGATTTTAAGAAATGATAGAGAACTAAAATTTAAAATTTTCAAGGATATTTTCTCTTCAAGAATACTTGTAAGAAAAGATGTACCTTGGGATAGAAAATTTGAAGCTGATGACAGGTTATGGACTGATACTGATGATGCAGGCCTTAGATGGTATTTAGAGAGTACTTATGGTATCACATCTACAAATAAAATTATAGATGGAGTTAATCTGATTGCAGAAGAAAATGCAGAAAATAAGGTTGCTAGTAGAATTCAGGCTACATTATGGGACGGAGAAAAAAGGTTAGAAACGCTATTCATAGATTACCTGGGTTGTGAAGATAATGTATACACTAGAGAAGTTTCTGAAAAATCATTGGTAGCTGCAGCTAAAAGAGCTATATATGGCGGGATTAAATGGGATAATATGCCTATCTTAATAGGTCCGCAAGGCGTAGGTAAGAGTACATTTCTAAAAATACTAGGTATGGAGTGGTATAACGATAGTTTGGTTAATGTGGAAGGTAAAGATGCTTGTGAGTTAATCCAGGGAAGTTGGATTCTGGAAATGGGAGAACTTAGTTCTTTAAGAAAATCTGAAATGAACTTAGTTAAAAACTTTTTAAGTAGAACAGATGATGTCTTTAGAGCATCGTATGGGCGTAGAGCCCAAAAATATCCAAGAAGATGTGCATTCTTTGGAACTGCAAATGATACTAACTTTTTAAGAGATGAAACAGGAAATAGAAGATTTTGGCCAATAGATTGTTTTATATTAAATCCTAAAAAATCTATCTTTGATGATTTGAAAGATGAGTTAGATCAGATATGGGCTGAGGCTTGTGAACTTGCAAAAGATAAATCTTATAATTTAGTTCTATCAAAAGAAGCATTAGAAATAGCCATAAAAGAACAAGATTCTCATTCAGAAGATAACGTATACAAAGGAATTATCTTAGATTACTTAGATAAGAAAATTCCAAAAAATGCTTGGGATAGTATGGATCTATTTGCAAGAAGAACATATCTGAATGAATATGAGTCTACAATTCCACAATATGATGAAAATGATTTGATATTAAGGGACAAGGTATGTGCTGCTGAGATATGGGAAGAAGCCTTAAAAATGGATATTAGATATCTAAAAAAGAGTGATAGTGTTGAAATCAATAAGATTTTATCAACCCTATTTCAATGGGAAAAAGTAAAACAAGCATCAAGGTTTGGAAAATATGGAGTTCAAAGAGGATATAAAAGAAAAATAGAATCTTAAAATTTTTGTAACATTTGAGATGTAACATTCTTAAAAATGTAACATTCTATAAGAAAGACTTGTAACATTCTTTTTTATTGTTACATAGAATGTTACATAGAATGTTACATAAAAAAACATTGGTATTATTAGTATTATTATATATTTGTAACATTGTAACATTCTTTTCTATATTAATATATAAAAATAAAGAAATTAAAGGGTATTTACGGTCTATAAAATCTATAAATCCTATATTTATATATATCTATAAGGAAAAAAGGGCGAGAATGTTACATTTGAGATTGGAGAAAATTCATGAAAAAAAGTGAAAGAGAGATTGAAGCATATTTAGTCAAAAGTATAAAAAATAAAAATGGCTTGTGTATGAAGTGGACCTCTCCAGGAAATGCAGGAGTCCCAGACAGGATAGTTATTGTTCCTGGAGGAGATGTTTATTTTGTGGAATTAAAAGCAGAAGGTAAAAGAGAAGATTTATCCCCTTTACAGCGAAATTTCATAAATAAACTAAAAAACTTAAATTGTGATGCAAGAGTGATAGCATCTTTCAAAGAAGTGGACGAGTTTATAGAGGAGGTGATGCCGAATGAAGTTTATACCACATGAATACCAAAAATACTGCATTGATAGAATGATAGCGGATGATAAGCTAGGTCTTATGTTGGATATGGGTCTAGGGAAAACGATTATAACTCTATCTGCAATAGCAGATTTAAAATTTAATAGATTTGAAGTTGGAAAGGTATTAATAATAGCCCCAAAAAAAGTCGCAGAGGCTACCTGGACAGATGAGATAGCAAAATGGGATCATTTATCCTTACTAAAAACATCTCTTGTTTTAGGGGGTCTACAGAAGCGTATAAAGGCACTTGCAAAAACAGCAGATATTTATGTCATAAATCGTGAGAATGTAACCTGGTTAGTTGATTATTATAAAAATGCATGGCCGTTTGATATGGTGGTACTTGATGAGTGGTCTAGCTTTAAGAACCATCAGTCTAAAAGATTCAAAAGTTTGAAAGTTATCAGGAACAAAATAACTAGAATAGTTGGACTTACTGGAACACCAGCACCTAATGGGCTTATAGACTTGTGGGCTCAACTATATCTATTGGATCAAGGTGAAAGATTAGAAAAGACTATAGGGAAATTTAGAGAAAGATATTTTGAACCAGGGCAAAGAAATAGAACAGTAATTTTTAATTATGATGCCAAAGAAGGATCCAATGAAGCCATACATGAAAAGATATCTGACATTTGTATATCTATGAAAGCAGAAGATTACTTAGAACTCCCTGACATAATCTATGAGCAAGTACCAGTTGTTCTGGATACTAAAGCTAAAAAAGCATATGATGAGCTTGAGAAAAAAGCTATTCTTGAGCTTGAAGACACTGAAATTACAGTTGCAAATGCTGCAGCACTGTCTAACAAGTTATTACAATTAGCAAACGGAGCTATCTATGATGAGAATAGAAAAGTCTTTGAAGTTCATGACTGCAAGATTGAAAGATTTTTAGAGCTAATAGAACAGTTAAATGGGAAACCTGCACTAGTATTCTATAATTTCCAACATGATAAGGACAGAATAATTGAGGCTTTAAAAGATTCTAAATTAAGAATAAGGCTTTTGAAAACTCCACAAGACCAACTAGATTGGAATAAGGGTGAGATAGATATATTACTAGCCCACCCAGCAAGTGCAGCTTATGGGCTTAACTTACAAGCTGGAGGTAATCATGTGATATGGTTTGGGCTTAATTGGAGCTTGGAATTATATCAGCAGGCTAACAAAAGACTACACAGACAAGGGCAAACAGAAAAAGTAATTATACATCACTTGGTTTGTAAAGAAACTAGAGACGAAGATGTAATGGAAGCTTTACAAAACAAAGGAGATGTACAAGAGGCACTTGTTGAAAGTCTGAAAGTAAGAATTATGAAAGTCAAAGAAGCTGAAAAGAAAAACAAGGAGCAGATATGAGAACATTTGGATGCATATATTTCTATGTTTCTGGTGGAAGTATAGAGAAAACACAGGACTATGGAAATGAAAAAGACGATAAAAACTATAAACTTGGTAATTACTTCTTAGATAGTACAGAAGCTAGACAGGTACTAGATTCTAAAGAATATAGAGAATTTTGGGAAAGAGTAAGAACAGGAGAGATTGGAAATGATTAAACTAATAAAAAATAGTGAATTAAAGAAAACTATAACATATCAATTTTATGGGATTAGATGCAATTGTTGTAATAGTACTAATAATGTAAATGTACTAGAAATTAGAGCAGAAAACTCTAGTGGAGGTACAATAATTGATATATGCGATAAGTGTCTAATTGAATTAAAAGAACAAATAGAGAAACTTGGAGGAGATGAATAATGACACAAGAAATAATCAAAATAGTAGGGATAGAAGTGCAAATGCCATATCATAATGAAGTATATATAGTTGGTGAGAAACCTGAAGGGCATGGATCTATGATAGTAAAAAATGCAGGTATTGTTAAAGAGATAAGATTGGCAGATGATGATGATTCAATTCAAGAAAGAGATGTCATTTATATAAAAATGGAAAAAAATGGAATAATATTAGAATTATCCACAAGTCAACCAGGTTTAAGAATAATTTGGAGTGATGAAAATGTGGATATGTAAAAAATGCGGAGAAAAAATTCAAGGACATTATATTGGATATGTTGACATAGATAAAAAAGGATGTGCAATAGACGGAACACAAGAGGAAGAGGAGCTTATAAGATACACTTGTGCTTGTTGTAGAATTATAAAATTTGGAGAACTTAAAAAGCTTGAAAAGGTAGCTGATTGGGTGGAGGATGAAGATGTGGAGATGTAAATTTTGTGGATGTACAAAATTTGAAATAGAAAGAAAAATCATTGATAGAGATTTTGACAGTAAAAAAAATACATTAAATATTAATGACATTAAGAGAAGTGTAATGTGCTGTAATTGCTATAATTGGGGTAAATATATAGAAGAAATAGCCTATTGGGAGGATGAATATGAGAGAGATTAAATTTAGAGCGTGGGATAAAATAAATAAAGATATGTTTAATGTTGAATCTATAAACTTTCAAGAAAGACGAGTTTATAAAGATACTGTTTCATACCGTAAATTTGAAGATATAGATCTTATGCAATACACAGGATTAAAAGACAAAAATAATAAAGAAATTTATGAGGGAGATATTCTTTTTGAAAGTTTTGGAGAAAGATATTACAAAGTTGTTTTTAAAAATGGAAATTTTAGAACAGAATTTGAGGGATATTTTGACGAGTATTCTTTCGATTTAATTGATGTTGTTCTAGATCTTTGTGAAATAAATGGAAATATTTATGAAAATTCAGAATTGATGGAGGAAGTGAGATAATGAATGATTTAGCAAATAAAGAGCTTAGAAAGTTATATCATCAAGTTTTAAAAGGTTTGTATAGAGCCAAGACTATTAGAGAAAATACAGATAATAATGACATATATAGCGAATTTCTTTTATATGATGAGGATGGAAATTTGATTGAAGAAACTAATGTTACATCTTTTGAAAGTAGAGAAATAATAAGATTGCTGATTAATTCGTATGAAAATCAACTATTAAAAGTTGGTGGAAAGATTAGAAAACCAAATAAGGAAGTGAGACAATGAATATAGATTTAAATAAACTGAAAAACTATAAATCAATAGCTTATGCAAACGAAGCAGCACAGCTAGGAAAAGTTAAAGAAGAGTACAAAGAGTTATTGGCAGAAGTTAGGGAAACTAGTACTTTTAGTTACATAAAAAATAGAGATAATTTCGTCGCTGAAGCTTTGGATCTCATAACTGCTACTGTGAATCTGCTGTTACTTTGTGGATTAACAGAGCAGGATTTTGAGAAGCATATTGAGAAATTAGAAAGCTATAAGAATGGGAAGTATAAGAGATAGGGAGGGATAATATGATAGATGAAGCAGAATTATTTGAAAAAATTGAAAGTAAACAATTTGAAATAGACTACGATAATAGTATTACTAAAAGTATACAAGAATACTATAAAGCAAAAGGACAGATAGAAGCTTTGGAGTGGGTAAAAAGGTTAATAGCAGTAGAAAGTGATGATGATTTTATAATAGATGACACCATTGAGCTAGGGAAGGAGTGGGATTAAATATGCTGCACAGATATCAAATAGACTTGAGAGTTAAAGAAGAAAATACAGAAAAAACAATTAAAAAATCTATTTTTAGAAAAAAGGAATTAACAGATGCTGAACTAGAAGAAGCACAGCTGGAATTTATTAGAAGTACAAAAGCAATATACAAAGAAAAAGGGATAGATTTAGAAGTTTTGGAATGGGGAATTCAAAAATTTGAGTTAGTTCGTAAAAATAGCTAAAGAGGTGAGTTAATATATGAGCTTTAAAGAGCATAACAATAGAGAAGTCTCTAAGAAACTAGCAGAGTACATAACAGGGACTGAACTAAGAAAATATGTAGCTAAGAAGGTTAAACAATATATCAACTTAGAAAATCCAACCGTTTTTGATGGAGCGGTTGGAAGTGGACAGTTAGAACAGTTTGTTAATCCTTCTATCTTATACGGGGTAGATGTTCAAGAAAGTTCGATTAATTCAGCAAGAGAAAACTTTAAAAATACTGAATTAGAAGTTAAAAGTTTTTTCGAGTATGAAAGAGAAAATTTTGAAGTAGATTGTGTAATAATGAATCCTCCATTTTCTCTAAAATTTAAAGACTTGACAGAACAGGAGCAAAAGAACATACAAAAGCAATTCACTTGGAAAAAGTCGGGGGTAGTAGACGATATATTTGTTTTAAAATCTCTTGAATATACAAAGAGATATGCCTTCTATATACTTTTTCCAGGGGTTGGATACAGAAAAACAGAAGAAAAGTTTAGAGAATTAATTGGAAATAGACTAGCCGAACTAAATGTTATAAGTAATGCATTTACAGATACTTCTATAGATGTTTTATTCTTAGTTGTCGACAAGAACAAGATAACTGAAACAGTTTACAGAGAACTCTACGATTGTAAGTTAGAAAAGATAATAGTTTCAGATACTTGGAAAGTTGATGAAGATTATAGATGGGAGCAAATAAGAGAAGAAAAAGAAGTTGAAGAAGTTGATATTAATGCTTTAAATACGAAGGCTTGTGAACTCTGGATAAAAGGGGTAGAAAGAAATTTAGAATTAGATTTGTTCTTAATAAAAGAATGTGATGCAAATATAGACTTTATGGGGAATATCAGAAGGCTAAAAGCAATAGTAGAAAAATATGAAAATAAATTTAGGAGTAAGAAAAGATGCAAAAACGAGATGACTTTATTAGAGAAACAATCAAAATTGCTAACTTTGTTTTCGGGAGCACAACGGTAGTTATTTCGGATATTTTTAATATAAAATATATGTCTAAAAAAGATATTTTTACAAAAAGAGATATTGTCGAAAATGGAGAACCTGCCATATTTTATGGGGATATATCTAGAAAATATGATTGTTTTGTAGATGAAGAAATAACAAAAATTAATAGTGAAGCTTATAACAGAGCTGACAAAATTAACAAAGGGCAAATATTAGTAAATCTGGAAGATTTTGATTATGAAGATATTGGAAGATGTATCTTCTATGAGAATGATATCCCTGCTGCAATAAATGGGAATGTAGCTATTCTAACACTAAAAGAAAAATTTGAAGATGCAGTAAATCTGAAATACATAACATTTTATCTTAACTATAAAGATATAGTAAGACAATACGTGTACGATAAAGCGGTTGGAGAAAAAGTCAAGAGACTATCTAGATTATATTTTGAGCATATTCCAATAACTATACCACTTATTGAAAGGCAAGACAAAATCATAGATAATTTTATAAAAGTTAGAAAGAAGTTTAAAAATGATTTTGAATTGTTAGAAAAAGCTATTGACTTGGCTAATAAGTACACAAGTTTTGGAGTAGATGGGCTTTTAAAATTAAAGTAAAGGAGAGATGTAAGATGAAAAAAATGTTAATGGTATTATGTTTAATTATGCTATTTGCTGGGTGTGAAGAATTTGGAACCGATAAAGATATCCAATCAACAGCAAGACTGGGAAATAAGTTAGCAGAAAATCAGCCTACGCCAAACGATATTGATTACAGTTTGGAAAGATATAATCTGATTCGTAGAACTTATTGGGTAAATGGACAAAGAGAAAAAGCAGTTAATTTACCATGCCCTGTTGTAAAGCCATTTGGATATATAGTTTTATTTACTGAAAATGGAGGGATAGTAGGTTCATTTACAGTAGATGGTAAAGTATCTAGTTTAAATAGTTTTTTAACTCCTGACAGCGAATATTATTCACGTGGCGAATATACTAATGATTGGCTACCAGATGTAGATGGAAGCTATGGAGAAAACGATAATATGGGTATATTCTTTTTCACAAACGATGGAAAGTATATAGAATGGACAGGAACATATTTATACAGTGATATACCTATGAAAGTTGAAAATCCGATAGTTAAATATGAAATTGGAGGGAATAAATGAAAATAATAGGACAGTTGATAATAGGGATAGTTGGAATGATGATGTCAATTTTGATGGCATATGGATTTAGTTTTTTCACTGAAAAAGTTGATTATAGCTATCAAAAAGCTATAGATAACATAAGTTACGATAGATTAAAAAAAGTTGAGGATACTGCTAGGGCAATGATTGCAACATATAAATCAGATAAATTAACTTATGAAGCTTATAAAAATACAGATGTAGAACTCGCAACACAAGCTAAGATAAGAGCAAATAGGACAGCTGTTGCTTACAACGATTACATTTTAAAAAATAGTTTTCAATGGAAAGGGAATATCCCTAGTGACATTTATAATCAATTAGAAATAATAGAATGAGGTGAGATGATGGAAATTTATGTGAGAGTAATAATAATTATTTTCATGTTTCATTTTGGGGTTATTGGATTAGTCGGAATAAAATATGCAATGAATGATAATAAAACTAAAAAAGATGCAGATAGAATTAACTTCTACATATTTCTAGGATTTGTTGTGCAAATAGCAGGATATTTTTTATGGAAAAGTGTATAAAGGAGTGATGTAGATAATGGCAACACAGGAGCAAAGAATAGTATTGAAAGAAATTGAAGATGTGTTATACAGTTATCCCAAGTATAAAAACAGGATAAAAGAAGAAACTGAGCATTTAGCCAATCCACAACTAAAAAAATGCTGTGGTGTCGGAGGGCAAGGTGGAAATGGGTACGAAATAAAAAGTGAATATGAACAAATAGAGGAGCTGAAGCAAAGAATATCAAATAATATAAGTCGTTATAGAGAAATGTTATTCAGAATAGATGAGTGCTTGAATATGGTGAAAGATAATAAAGACTATAATTTCATTGAGCTAAAATACTTTCAGGGGTTGACATATGAAGAAATAGCAGAGAAACTAGAAGTACATGTGACTAGCACATACAAAATGAGAAATAGAATACTAGGAGCTTTAAAAGTCCATTTTAAGGCACAAAGATTAATAGAATTTTAGAAAACGCTAAAAACCCACTAAAAAGGCGCTAAAAAGTGTCTATTTTAAAGCTAAAAAAAATGTGTTAGTATGGTAGCATGAAGAAATTGAGATTTCTAAATTCCATATAAGTCCTCGCTTATGCTAGTAGTTAATGAGGCTCTACTCTAAAAAAGCCTCAGCCAAATATGGTGCATCGGGCTAATACCCTGGCTAGACTGCTAGAGTCTTTCATTGGTGAGAATCCAATATGCACAGGATACCAACATCAATACCCTCACGAAGCTTAGATGCTTGAGATACGTCTCCTGTGAGGGTTTTTTATTGATTAATTTTTAATCGTTTTTCATTTTAGAGTATATTTATAAGATTAAAAGTTTGAAAGATAGAAAAATAGGTTCTTTCAGAAAATAAAAAAGTCAAGCGGGTCTCGCGAATCCCGAGCTCCACCTGAATATTGGTCAAAATTTTAACAATTTCCGTTCCTAAGGAGTGAAAAATGAACACAGAAGAAAAAATAGTTAGTAGCCCTGAACTTGCGGAGATGTTTGGGGTGACTGATAGATATATTAGAATGCTAGCTCAAGATGGCATTGTGAAAAAAAGTGGAAACAGAGGTAAATATTTACTCGTAGAGAGTGTAAAAGGTTTTATTGAGTTTATTAAAGAACAAAACTCTGCTGATGTAGATTTGAAAGATACAAAACTTAAAAAAGAAACTGAAAAAATTGAAAAAGATATAGAGCTAAAAAGTATAAAAATATCAGAATTGAAAAACGAACTGCACTCAGCAGATATAGTTAGAAAAGTTATGACAGTTATGCTCACAAATTTAAAAGGGAAATTATTAGCAGTACCTAACAAAATAGCACCTTTGGTTGTGGGGTGTGACAATCTTGGGGACATCCAGGATATAGTTTTGAGTTCTATAGAAGATGTTTTGTTGGAATTAAGTGAATATAGTCCAGAATTGTTTAAAAATAAAAATATAATTTTGGAAGATGAAGAAGAGGTGGAAGATGAAAAAAGCAAAGGAAAAGGATCCAGTAGAAAATCCAAGTCTAAGAAAAACAATTAATCTATTTGCTGACATATTTCAAACCTTGAAGCCTCCTCCAAAGTTGACTATAGATACTTGGGCTGATTCATATAGAATTTTAAGTTCTAAGACATCAGCTGAACCAGGGAGATGGAAAACTGATAGAGTTCCATTTCAACGGGAAGTTATGAAAGCAATTTCAGATAAAAAAACAACAAAAATAGTTATGATGTATGGAGCTCAGTTATCTAAGACAGAAATTTTATTGAATGTATTTGGGTATTATGCAGATTATGACCCTGCTCCTATCATGTATCTTTTGCCGACTAAAGATTTAGCAGAAGACTTTTCTAGCACGAGGCTAGATGACATGATACAGAGTACACCGCAGCTTAAGAACAAAATTCTAAACAAAGTTGATGGAAGAGATACCAAGTTACAAAAAGAATTTGTTGGTGGATATATTACATTGGTAGGAAGTAATTCAGCAGCTGAGTTATCGAGTAGACCTTTGAGAATTCTACTTGCAGATGAGGTGGACAGATTCAAAAGCGATGTTGGTGGAGAAGGAGATCCTTTAAATCTAGCAATAGAAAGAACAAAAACTTTCTGGAATAAGAAAATCGTAATAACTAGTACACCAACCATCAAAGGAGACTCAAGAGTTGAAAAAGAATATGAGAATTCGACAAAAGAAGAGTTTTATATACCTTGCCCAAAATGTGGCTCATTTCAAAAATTGGAATGGAGAAACATAATCTTTGAACCTGTTGGTCATAAATGCCCTGACTGCTTGGAAATATCATCTGAGCATGAGTGGAAAAGAAATATGATACATGGAATATGGCAACCACAAGAAGAAGAAGTAGACGATTGGAGTGTTAGAGGTTTTCATATTTCAGAATTATATAGTCCTTTTTCTACCTGGCCAGAAATTATAAAAAAGTTTAAAGCCGCAAAAGGTAATATGCAAATGATGAAGGTATTTACAAATACCTGTCTTGGCCAAACATGGGAAGAAAAAGTGGAAAAGATAGATTTCTTAGACATTTCTAAGAGAAAAGAAGAGTATACTGCAGAAATACCTGACCAAGTTCAAGTTTTAACTGCTGGAGTCGATGTTCAAGACGATAGATTAGAAATTGAAGTTGTAGGTTGGGGACTTGGGGAAGAGTCTTGGGGTATTTACTATAAGCAATTTATAGGCTCTCCTGGTCAAAATGACGTTTGGGAGCAATTGGATAGATTCCTGGAAACAGAGTTTGAGTATGCAGATGGTGAAAAAATAAGAATTCTTTGTACTTGTATAGATACAGGAGGGCATTATACACAAGAAGCATATCAATACATCAAACCTAGAGAGTTTAGAAGAGTATTCGGTATTAAGGGTAAAGGTGGAGATGGAGTTGCTTTTGTATCCAAACCATCTAGGACTAATAGAATGCAAATATCACTCTTTACTTTAGGGGTTAACACTGGTAAAGAAACAATACTTGCTAGATTAAAAATTGAAGAACCAGGATCTATGTACATGCACTTTCCAAGCAATGTAGATAGGGGTTATGATGAAGCATATTTCAAAGGTTTAACATCTGAAGTTAAGACTACTGTTTGGGAAAAAGGAGTTAAAAAAACTATTTGGAAAGTAATAGGAACTAAGAGAAACGAACCGCTAGATTTAAGGAACTATGCTTATGCGGCTTTAAAAATAGCAAATCCTAACTTAAATAAAAAATATACCGTTGAAGCTACAAAAAAGACTACGAAAGTATCAAAAAGAAGAGTTTTATCGAAAGGAGTGACCTTATAAATTGAATTACACTAGAGAAGAGTGCTCACAGATGATTGAAGTCTATAGAAAGGCAGAAATAGCAGTATTAACTGGAAAAAGTTATAAAATTGGTACAAGAGAGCTTGTGAGAGAAGATTTATCTGAAATTAGAAAAGGTAGAGCCTTCTGGGAGGGTGAACTTGACAAATTAAATAATAATGGAAGAAAAAAATTAGGAAGAAGAGTAATACCTAGAGATTTATAGGTTTTAATCTTCTTTTTTGTTGCAAAAGGAGGTGAAAAATGAATTTACTAGACAAAACAATTGCTTTTTTTAACCCTAAAAAGGCTCTTGAAAGAGAAGTAGCTAGAAAAAAAATAGAAATTCTTAATACTGGTTACTCAAATCATGGGGCATCTACTACAAAAAGTTCTATGAAAGGTTGGATTTCAACAGGCGGTGGAGTTAAAAAAGACATCTACAAGAATAGAAAAAAGCTAGTTGAAAGGTCAAGGGACTTGTATATGGGAGCTCCTGTTGCTCAAGGAGTTATGAAGACTATTAATTCTAACGTTATCGGTAGTGGATTAAAGCTAAAATCAGCAATTGACTATGAAACTTTAGGGATTAGTGAAGAAGAAGCTGAAGCAATTGAAACTACTATTGAAAAAGAATTTAAATTGTGGGCAGACAATAAGATTGAACAGATGGGAGTTCTTAATTTTGACCAGGTTCAAGACCTAGTATTCCTAACAATTCTCTTGAATGGTGAATGTTTTGTAAAATTTAACTATTTTGAAACACCAAAGAATCCATATAGTTTAAAGCTACAAATAATTGAGCCTGATAGAGTTATGACACCTTCTATATTGCAAAATGATGAAACTATCGTTGATGGAGTGAAAATCGACAATAATAATAGAATCTCTGGATATTATGTTGCAAGAAAACACCCTCTCGATGTATCAGGAAATGTAGAAACTGACTTTATTTCTGTTTATGGAAAGCAAGAGCAGTTAAACATTTTACACATAATGCTAGCCGAAAGACCTGAGCAAGTCAGAGGTATACCTATTCTATCTCCAGTAATCGAAGCACTGAAGCAACTGGATAGATATACAGACGCAGAACTTATGGCAGCAGTTGTAAGTGGAATGTATGCGATATTTATTGAAAGCGATAAGGATAATGCACAAGGGGCTAATATTGCAGACCACGAAGTCTTAGATGAAACAGAACAGATTGATAGTTCTAACGAAGAAACAATAGAGCTAACACCAGGGCTAGTTCAAGGACTTAATCCTGGAGAAAAGGTTGTTGCCACTAACCCAGGCAGACCAAACGCACAGTTCGACCCTTTTGTTACTTCAATTTTAAGACAAATAGGAGCTGCTTTAGAAGTTCCTTATGAGTTACTAATTAAGCATTTTACTGCTAGTTATTCAGCAAGTAGAGCTGCTTTATTGGAAGCTTGGAAAATGTTTAGAAAGAGAAGAGATTGGTTCTCTAGCAATTTTACACAAGTAGTATATGAAGAATGGTTAAGAGAAGCATATTTGCTAGGTAGAGTAGATATGAAGAACTATGGAGAAGATCCATTGCTAACAAAAGCTTGGAGTGGAGCTCAATGGAATGGACCGAGCCAAGGTCAACTTGATCCGCTTAAAGAAGTTAAAGCAAGTACTTTAAGAGTTCAACAAGGATTCTCTACTAGAACAAAAGAAACTGTCGAGCTTAACGGGGGTGATTTTGAGCAAAATGTAAGAATCTTAGCAAAGGAAAACAAATTATTAGAAGAAAAAGGAGTGATGATTAACAATGCCGAAAATGACAAAGAAGTTTTGGAACATAACGAAGAATGAAGAAGCAAAAAGTGCTGATGTTGTTATGTATGGGACTATCGGTTCTGATGAGTATTGGGACGATGTCTGTGACAAAACAATCAAAGAAGAAATTGGAAACTTAGGTGATGTAGAAAATATAAATGTGCATATCAACTCGCCTGGTGGAAGTGTATTTGCTGCGGTGGCAATAGCAAATACTTTAAAAAATCATAAAGCTAAAGTTACAGCTTTTATAGATGGTCTTGCAGCAAGTGCAGCAACGATTATAACTAGTGCTTGTGATGTTGTAAAAATGCCAAAAAATGCTATGTTTATGATACATAATCCATTGACATGGGCTTATGGAAATAAGCAAGAGTTGGAAAAAACAGGAATTCTTTTAGATAAGGTTAAAGATAGTATCTTAGAAACTTACTTAGCTAAAGCTAAAGGGAAGACAAAAGAAGAACTATCTGCACTTATGGACGAAGAAAAATGGTTCAATGCTGAAGAAGCTAAAGAGTATGGATTTATCGATGAGATAGTAGATGAAGTAGAAAATCTACAGAATGTCAATAATTTACTAATTGTAAATAGTTTGGCGTTTGATATTTCAAAATTTAAGAATTTCCCAGGTTTTAAACCTACTGAACCTGTAACAGAGCCTACTCCAGAACCTACTCAAAATACAGCTACAAATACAGCTACAAATACAGAAGAAATGACTGTAGAAAAGTTTAAAGCTGATTACCCAGAATTGTATAAAAACATAGTTAATTCAGCGGTTCAAGGAGAAAGAAATAGAATAGAAGCAATTGAAAATCTTGAAATAGCAGGATTTGATGATGTCGTAAATACTGCTAAATTCAAAGAACCAGTTGATGCTGCAAACTTAGCATTAAAAATATTAAATATCAAAAAAGAAAAGAATAAAGAGACTCTTAAAAACATACAAGAAGAGAGTCAAGCAACACCTGTTCCTGTAGCACCGAGAGCTGAAGAAGGTTCAGGAAGTGTTGTAGGAATACCAGTATGTAATATTTTAAAGTATATGAATAAAAAAACAGGAGGTACAAAATGAGCTTTATAGAAAAAGGTAATGAGTATGGAGTTGACCAGTTATTGAGTGGTACAGGTCATAAAGTTATGGAATTAGAAGTACCACAAGGGAAATCAGTTAAGAGAGGGCAAGCGGTAAATGCAAGTGCAGAATTATCTGATGGAACAGATTTATTTGGGGTAGTTTTAGAAACAGCTGATGGAACTGCAGCTAAGACTAAAACAACTGTTGTAGTGTTTGGAGAAGTTATTTTCGAAGGGCTTGAATTAAAAGCAGCAACAGTAAAATCAGACTTTATCAAAAAAGCAAGAGATAAAGGAATAATAGTAAAAGAATTAGGAGGTAGATATTAATGGCAGTATTATTAGAATTTTTAGGACTATATGACCAGTCAGTTATAAAACCAAAGACATTTATTAGAGACATGTTTTTCTCAAAACATGAAACTCATGAATACCCAAAATGGGAAATTGAGTATAGAAAAGGAAGACAATTAGTAGCTCCTTTCGTATCTGAATTAATACCAGGGACTGAAGTAGTAAAAAGAAGTTATGCGTCTAAATATTACAGTGCTCCAAAGGTAGCACCAAAGAAAACATTCTCTGCACAAGAAATTTACTTTGCTAAGTCAGCTGGAGAAACTATCTATGGTGGAATATCTCCTGAGGAGAAAAAGGCAAAACTAATAGGGGAAGCTTTTGCAGACTTTGAAGAACAAATCTCAAGAAGAGAAGAGTTAATGTGTATTGACTTAATGTTCAAAGGTTCAATAGTAGTAAAAGGAGAAGGGGTTGAAGACAAAATAGAATACGGAACAGTTCAAGAAATTACTCCTACAGTATTATGGAATCAACCAAATGCAGATATTTCAGGAGATATAGAATCAGTAATCACTTTAATAGGTGAAACTACAGGGCAAAGAGTTGAGCATATAGTTATGGATCCAGTTGCATCAAGATTATTTACTCAAAATGAAAAAATAGCTAAATTACTAGATATTAAAAATGCTAATTTTGGGCAAATAGATCCTAAAGAGTTAGCAAGTGGGGCTATTTATATTGGAACTTTAGCACCTTACAATATCCCTATCTACTCATATCAAACTCAACATTCAGTGTTAAAAGCAGATGGAAAAACATATGACACAGTAAAAATGATTCCAGAAGGAAGAGTGTTATTTGCACCATCTAATAATACTTTACACTACGGACCTGCAGCAGATATAGCTAAGGGGATAATAGTTGCAGAAAGAGTACCTTTTGAAGATGAAGATACAAAAATTAATACTCTTGAAGTAAGAACAGAGTCAAGACCTTTACCTGTTCCATTCGACATTGATGCTATAAAAGTTTTAAAAGTTAAGTAAGGAGGGGCTGTATGAAATTAAAAGTTAAACAATCACTGATTTACTGCGGAATAGTTTATAATCCTGGTGAAGTAGTGGATATCTTAGAATCAGATATCATAGAAAGAGTTAAATCCCTTGAACTCGTAGAAGCTGAAGAAGTTACTGAAGAAGCTGAAAATCTTGAAGGAACTGAAGAAACTACTGAAGAAAACACAGAAGTTGAAGAAACTAATAAAAATTCAAAAAAATCTAAAAAGGCTTAATTATGGGTTTTAAAGAAGAAGTAACTAGTGATATAGTAGATGTTTTTCTAAACTTGGAAGAGTTTGGAGACACACATACTATAGGAAAAAAGGAAACTGTCTGTGTTATCGATGAAGAGAGATTTCAGAACAAGCAGAGAAACAGAACTAGATCTTTAGAGAATGAGGGGTTATTTATTGAAGGAATGACTCTATTTATAGAAAAATCTTTCTTTAAATACCCGCCTCACTCTGGAGAAAAAATCTTAGTAGATGGTGTTAGATATTTAGTAGAAGAAGCTAAGGAAGACATGGGTTTATTGGAAATAGACTTAACGAGGTATGATGAAAAATGATAGGAGTTAAAGTTGAAGCTACTGGAATAAATGAAGTTATCAATACTCTTGGAAAATACGAGAGTGAGTTACCTAGTTGCATATCAAGAGCTATTAATCGGTCACTTGAGATGGTAAAAACTGAGCAAATCAGAAAGACAACGGAGTCTTATTTTGCACAAAAAAGTAAATTACTAAGTAGTGTTAATGTCTTTAAAACTAGTAAAAGTAATTTAACTGGCTCTATCATAAGTAATGGTAGAGTGATAGGTTTAGACCATTTCAAGCTAAATCCTAAGACTAGGACAAAAGGAAAAATAGTTCAAACTGCTGTAAAAAAAGGAGGGTATAAATCATTACCTAATGCATTTATAGCATATAAAAATGGACATCTGGGAGCTTTTGAAAGAACGGGTAAATTCATCACAAAAAATGGTAGAAAAAGAGAGACTATTAAGAGACTAATGTCAGTTTCAGCACCTCAAATGCTTGGTAATTTATCAATACTAGAATATTTACAAGGCTATGCGGATGAAAAATTCAGAATGAGATTAGAACATGAGATAAATAGGGTGATAGGGGTATGATTATTGAAGTAGAGCAACTTATATTTGATTTCTTGACAGAGAAATTGCAAGATAAGAAAGTTACAGTATATCATGGATTATTGCCAGAAATTAATCATGAAGATAGAGAAGAAGGAAAGAGCGAGAAAGACCTCTTTCCTTTTGCTATTTTAAGGGTTACTAAGTTTGAACAGACAAGAAATGGAATCGATAACTATGATGTACCAGTAGATTTAGAAGTATGGATAGGTACTAAAATGGAGAGTGAAAAAGATTATCTGAATAACTTATCTATCGGAGATTACTTGAAAAAGGAGTTTCTGAATGAAAGTACAGTAGATGGAAAATTTGCTGTGGATCAATCTTTTCCATTTTCTATAGAGTACTTTACTGCAGAATCAGAGCCTTATTTTTACTCTGTTTGTAGATTTAGAGTATTTGGAGTACCTGACACATCAGAAGTAGTTGAGAAAAAAATAGCAAAACTACTTGGAAGGGGATAGTATGAAAACATATATTTATGTAGGTAAAAAGCTAGATTTACCTGAGTTCCTCTTTGTAAGAGGGACTGTATATTTTGGAGAAGAAATTGAGAAGCTTATTGAAAAATATCCACTACTTGGGAGATTATTAATTCCTGTGGAAGATTATCCAAAAATCAATAAGGATTATCAATATTTTGATTCTATTGTTGATGAAATAAAAATTTAAAAAATTTCTCTTGACTTTTGTCAGACATTATTATATAATTTTGTCAGACAAAAGGTAGGTGATGAAATTGCTTAAAAAAATAGGTCGTCCAACTGATGAACCGAAATCTCATAGAATAACTGTTAGAATTGATGAAGAAAGCAAAAAAACTTTAGATGAATATTGTTTAAAAAAAGAAGTCAAACCAGCAGAGGCTATAAGAATTGGTATAAAGAAGTTAAAAGATGACTTAGAAAATTAAAAAAGAGTGTTATACCCCGCTAAAAGTATTAAACACTCTCCACCAAAGTATTGGTATGTAAATATTATACACTGCATACCTCTATTTTGGCAACTAAAAAATTAAAATGGAGGTATTTTTTTATGTATGCAAATATGGAAAAAGTAATCAAAGAAAGTAGAAAACACTTAACGACTCATTATGATATGACATTTGACCAATTAAATGATATTAGAGATAATTCAAAAGGTATCTTTGAAATGATAGGAACAGCTTTTATGTTTGGATTTGGTCAAGGTATGAAATATCAAAAGAAAAGAGGTAAGGTGAATAAAAATGGCAAATAATTTGATTATGAAAAATGAAATAACAAGTTTGGAACTACTGGCTGAAATAAATAAGTTTAGAAAAGAAGAAGGAATTAAAAAAGAACTTCTTCATAAAACTTTATTGGCTATAATTAGAGATGAATTTTCAGAAGAAATTAACGAGCAAAATATTTTGCCTGTTGAATATAAGGATAAAAAGGGAGAAAAAAGACCTATGTTTATCTTAACTTTATCTCAAGCAAGACAAGTTTTAGTAAGAGAAAGTAAGTTTGTCAGAAGAGCAGTTATACATTTCTTAGAAAAGTTAGAAAATCAAGGACTAGAAAATAAGGAACAGAAGAAACTGCCATTTCAAGTACAAGAAATTAAACCTACTACTTGGAGAGGACAGCCAGTACTAGAACTTCAGCAATTATCAAAAATGATAGGTGTGCCTGATGTTAATCTTCATTGGTATGCAAAAAGAAAAAAACTTACCTTAAAATTTGATAATTTAAAAGCATATAAAGAAGAGAATTCTAATAAAAATTATTCATCTGTTTCAGCTATAAGTCTTTTATACAAGCCAAATGTTATATCAATATGTAAAAGATATGGACTTTATAACAAATATAAAGATTTCATAGATAATTATTTTAAAACTAATAATTTGGTTGAATATAAAGGTAAAGCAAATGATGAGTTTGAACATTTGATGGCTGAAGCAACAAGAATAAAAGCAAACTTGTTAAAAGAAAAAGCAGAAATAGAAGAAAAATTAATGAAATTAAACAAAATGGGATTAACTAATTAATAAACACTAAGAGCAGTGTAAAAGCTGCTCTTTTTTATTATAAATTAAATTTTAGGAGGTAGAAATGGGTTATAAACATGGTACATACCAACAAGAAGGGGCTACAGCCTTTCAATTACCTGTGGTTTTAGATTATGGGCATTTTATAGTTGGAACAGCACCAATTCACAAAGTTAAAGCTGAGAATAGAAAAGTCAATGAAGTAGTAAGAATAGGTACTTATCAAGAAGCTATCCAATACTTTGGAGACACTTATGATTTAGATTTCTCTATATCACAAGCTATCAAAGTTTTCTTTGAGTTGTATGCTGTTGCTCCACTATATGTAGTTAATATCTTAGATTTAACTACACATAAATCAGAAAAGAAAACACTTGCTAATAAAGCCCTTGAAAAAGGAAAGGTGTTAATACCAAGCCACAAAGTAATTCCAGAATCTGTAGTAGTTAAAAATGCAACAGGAAAGCAAGTTATATCAGATGCAAGAACTGTTTACACAGCTGAAGGATTAGAAGTTTATGCAACCGTAGCTGGAAATAATGTAGATATAGAATACGAAGAAGTAGACTTATCTAAAGTTACAAAAACAGAAGCTATAGGTGGATTTGATAGCACAACAATGAAAAGAACGGGGCTAGAATTAGCAAATGAAATTTTCTTGAAATATAGTGAATTACCTGCTTTCATAGATGTCCCTGATTTTTCTCATGAGAGCGATGTTGCAGCTATTATGGAAACAAAGGCTAAAACATTAAATGGTGGAATGTTTGAAGCTATAGCATTGGTAAATGCTCCAGTTGATAAGAAATATAACGAGCTTGTTGAATGGAAAGAAACTAATAACATTCTAAGTAATGACCAAGTATTGCTATACGGAAAAATCAAACTTGCTGGAGAAGTTTACTATCAATCTATACATTATGCAGCTTTATCAATGAAAGTTGATGGAGAGAATAATGGAGTTCCAAGTCAAGGACCATCTAATTATTCGTATAAAATGGATGCTTTTGTATGGAAAAATGCAAGTGGAAAATATGAAGAGGTTAGATTAGATAAAGAGCAACAAGCCAATTTTTTAAATAAAAACGGGGTTGTTACTGCTATAAACTTTAAAGGTTGGAGATGTTGGGGTTCTGAAACAGCTAAGAATCCTTTAGCAACAGACCCAAAAGACAAGTACATTTATGGACGTAGAATGTTTAAATACATTGGAAATGAATTAGTTATATCATATTTCAACAATGTAGATAAAAAGTTCAGTTTAAAAATGGCTGAAACAATGAAGAAATCTATGAATATTAGATTAAATGCTCTTGTTGCTGCTGACCAACTGCTATCAGCTAAAGTTAATTTTTACTCAGTTGATAATAGCTTAATAGATATCATAAATGGAGATATTACTTGGACTATAGAACTTGGAATAATACCAGGAGCTAAATCTATAACATTCAAGAAAGTTTATGATGTTGATGCATTACAAAAATTTGCTGAAAGCTTAACAGCTTAATAAGGAGGGAAAAGATGGGAAGAAAACAAATACCTAATGCTCTTATAGATGCTGAAACATATTTCAATGGTTCAAATAACCTTGCTGGAATATCAGAAGTGGAATTGCCTAACATTGAGTATGACACAGTCACATCTGAGCAAATGGGGTTAACTGCTGAATTAGAAGTGCCTTTAATGGGACACTTTAAGAAATTAGAAGCTAAAATCAAAATGGATTGTGTTGATGAGTCAGTACTAGAAATCAACAATGAAAAATCTATTCTGATTGAATGTAAAGGTGCAGCTCAAGCCATGAACAGAGAAACTCACAGTGCTGATGTTTATGGAATTGATGCAACTTTCAAAGGTTTAATTAAGAAAATGGACGGGCTAAAAATGAAGCCTAGTGGAAAATTAGAAACATCTATCGATTTATCGGTGACTTATTTCAAGCTTGAAATCGGTGGAAAAACAGTTGTAGAGATAGATGTACTTAACAATGTAAATGTAATTCACGGACTTGCTAACCAAGCAGTTAGAAAATACTTAGGATTAAATTAAGGAGGATTAAATGAAAGTAAAATTATCACAAACATATAATTTTGGTGGAAAAGAATTCGATGAACTAGATATAAATATTGAAGAAATGACAGGGAAAGATTTTATGCTGTGTGAAAAGGAATTTAAGGCTAGAAACAAAGAAGCAGGAGCTGTAAAAGAACTAGAAGACTCTTGGGCTATAACTGTAGCTGCTAAATCAGTTGGAGTTAAGTATGGAGACTTGCTTAACTTAGTATCTATAGACTACTTAAAAGTGGTGAACGGGGTAAAACGTTTTTTGAGTCAAGGTTGGGAAGACAAAGAGGCTCAGAAGGATACTACAGTGGAGGCAACAGAGGAAACTGGTGCTTAATCTATCTGGATATGATAACAGAGCTTTTAAGAGTTCTTAATTATTTTAAAGTTAATGTAAGCTACGATTCTATGTTGGATTGTAGCTTATATGAACTTGATTACTGGATAGCTAGGGCAAACAAGTTTGTAGAAGAAGAGGAAGAAAGACAAAACAACAATGATAATTAAAAGGAGGTGGGGTAAATGGCTAAAGATATGAGTTTAATTTGGCAAATGGGAGTTGCAGGAGCAAACGAAACAATGGCTATATTATCTAAAGCAGCTAAATCTTTAAATGAAGTAAAAGATTCTACAGAAGATTTAGTAAAAACACAAAAGAAGTTAGAAGGCTTAGATAAAGTTGCTGAGGCATATAAGAATGCTAACTCTGAATACAATAAAGCAGCTAAGAATTTAGAACAGCTTAGAAAAGCATATGCTAAATCTAATAATGTTACTGCAGAATTTAAAGAGCAAGTTAAAAATGCAGAAAAGCAAGTAGACAAATTGAATAAGCAAAAAGAAAGACAAAAACATGTCTTTGAAGCAGCAAGAAGTGCTTTAGAAAACGAAGGAATTAAGCTAGAAGGTTATAAGAAAAAGTTAAAAGAAGTTAATGAAGATCTAAAGAAGCAAGAGAAGTTGAAAAAGGATCTAAGTAAAGCACAGGCGATATCTGACATAGGAGACCAGTTCTCAAAAAAAGGAAGTGAGCAACTTAGGAGAGGTGCTGCAACAGGAGCAGCTTTAGCTATTCCTGTTAAATTCTATATGGACGTAGAAGAGTCTCAAGCTGATTTAAGAAAAATTCTAGGTAAAGAAGCTGAAAAATACTATGATGACCTAGCTGAATTATCTAAAAATGGCCCTCTATCACAAATAGAAATTAATGAAATAGCAGGTAGTTTAGCACAATCGGGAATAAAAGGCGAAGATATAGTAGCATATTCAGATATGGCTGGAAAAATGAAAGTAGCATTTGATATTTCTACAGATGAAGCAGGAACATTCTTGGCCAAAACAAAAGAGCAATTAAATTTATCTAAAGATGAGCTTTTCTCATACATGGATACTCTTAATATGCTATCAAATAACTACTCTGTTACAGCTGCACAACTAGCAGATGTATCGGCAAGAACTGGAGGATTTGCTAAATCTATAAACTTATCTAAAGAATCTAATATGGCGTTTGCTACATCTCTTATATCTACTGGAGTGACTGCAGAACAGACAAGTACTGTATTAGGTAAACTATATTCTGAATTATCGCAAGGAGCTAACACTAAGAACAAAGCTGCTGCATTGCAACGTCTAGGATTTGACCCTGGAACTATAAACAAAGAAATGGCTGAAAATGCTGAAGGTACTATCTTAAAAGTACTAGAAAAGATTAAGAATTCTAATGTCGCAGACAAGTCAGCGTTAATCAGTGATATCTTTGGAAGTGATAAATCTGTAATCAACGGATTATCTGTGTTGTCAGAAAACTTAGATGGAGTTAAGGAAAAACTAGATAAAGCAAAACAAGCTGTATCAGAAAATGAAAAGGTTAATGGAGAGTATGAAGACAGATTAAACACTTTAACTAATCAATTGAAAATATTTAGGAACAATGCTTTTAATGCTCTTGCTGACATTGGAAAGAGCATAGCTCCTGAGCTTAAAGAAACTCTAAATACTTTAAAAGAATTCGCTGGAAAGATAGCTAATTTTATAAAAGAAAATCCTAAGCTAGTAGCTTTTATAGTTAAGATGGTTGCTGGATTTGCTGCAATGAATTTAGGAATGGGGGTTGCTAACAAACTGTTATTAGGGCCATTTGCAAAAGGTGTAGGTTGGTTATATAAGTTTGGTGCTTTTAAGAGTAAAGGTGGAGTATTCTTTGCTTTAAAGAAAATGTTTCCACTAGCTAGTAAACTTTTTGGAACATTCGTAAAAATAGGGACTTTTATAGGTGGTAAATTCATAGGCATTATAAAAATGGTTGGTTTAGCATTAAAAGCTGCTTTTGTAGCTAATCCAGTCGGGCTTATAATTGCAGCTATTGTAGCGGTTATTGCTATTTTTGTCCTACTTTATAAGAAGTGTGAATGGTTTAGAAAAGGAGTAGATAAAGCTTGGAAAGCTATAAAAGAAGGGTTTAAAGCTACTTGGACTTGGATAAAAAATAAATTTCACGCATTAATGGAGTTAGGAGCTAAAGTATGGGCTAAGATTAAAGAGTATAAGGCTCTATTTATACCATTTATAGGTATTTTTGTAGTATTATATCAAAAATGTGAATGGTTCAGAAATGGAGTAAATGCTGTATGGAAGGCTATAAAAAATGCTTTCTCTAACACATGGCAATGGATAAAAGATAAATTCAATGCTTTACTTGAAATTGGGTCTAATGCATGGAATGGACTAAAGAACAGTGCTACTGTTATCATAGATAAGATTAGAGAAGCTTTCAGTGGATTCTTTGATTGGATAAATAAAAAATGGGAAAGCCTTAAAAACCTTGGTTCTAAATTAAATCCTTTTAACTGGTTTAAAGGAGAAGGAGAAGTAGCCCAAAACTACTCAGGTACTAACTACTTTGGCGGGGGACTTACAACTCTTGCTGAAAGAGGTGCTGAACTTGTAGAAATGAATAATAGCTCTTACCTAGTAAATTCTCCAGTTATGGCTAATTTACCTCGTGGAGCTAGAATTCTTAACAATTCACAAACTAGAAGCTCTTTGTCTTCAAGAGTATCATCATTAAAAGATAGAATTAGAAGTATTTCAAATGACTCAAGAACAGTTGTGGGTGGAGATACTATAACTATCAATATTAACGGTGGTTCTGGAAGTGATACAGATATTGCTAGAGCAGTTAAAAGAGTGATTGAAGAAATACAAAGTAAGAAGAGAAGGACGGCGATAATATGAGAAAAGTAAAAGTCTATAAAACAGTGAGTGGGGATACATGGGACTTGATAAGTTATAAATTATATGGTTCAGATCAGTATTTCCATCAACTTATGAGAGCTAATCTTAATTTACTATCTATCGCTGTTTTCGATTCTAATATACCTATCATAGTACCTGAAATTACACCTATCGCAAGTGCTGTAGAAACATCTAAACTGCCACCATGGAAAAGATAAAAAATTTCTCTTGACTTTTGAGTACCGAAAGTATATAATTATTTTATGGAACTCAAAAGTGAGGTGATGGGTATGGGTTCAAAAATGGGTAGACCTGTTATGGGAAGTCCAAAAACTAATGATATTAAAGTAAGGATTGATGATGAAACTTTAAAAGAATTACTTAAATATTGCGAAAAAAATGGAATAACAAAAGCAGAAGCTATAAGGCAGGGTATTCATTTGTTATTAAAAAAATAGAACACTTAGGAGCGTGTCGGCAAACTCAACCCTAAATGTTCTGGCACAAGAAGTTACCCTCTTATGAAATCTATTATATCATAAGGGAGTACTTCTATCAATTATATTTTGAATGGAGGTATTTTTTTATTATGGACAAATTTGAAGTAGAAAAACTAAGTATGAAAATGGAAGCCCTTGATAATTTGTTGTTAGCTATGGAGACTGCAATATTCAGTGGAAATTATGATGTATCAAATTTCAGAAGAGGATTTGCACATTTAACAGACATGGCTATGGAAGTTAGCAGTGAACTAAATAAAATGGTAGAGGGGGCATTTGCAAATGGTAGAGCAAAAAATTAAAAATGAAATAACAAGTTTGGAATTATTGGAACAAATAAATCTTTTTAGAAAAGAAGAAGGAATTAAAAAAGAACTTCTTCATAAAACTTTATTGGCTATAATTAGAGATGAATTTTCTGAGGAAATCACTGAGCAGAAAATTTTGCCCAGCTCATACAAAGATAAATCAGGACGTACAGTCCCTATGTTTATCTTAACTTTATCTCAAGCAAGACAAGTTTTAGTAAGAGAAAGTAAGTTTGTCAGAAGGGCAGTTATACATGTCTTAGAAAAGTTAGAAAATCAAGGACTAGAAAATAAGGAACAGAAGAAACTGCCATTTCAAGTACAAGAAATTAAACCTACTACTTGGAGAGGACAGCCAGTACTAGAACTTCAGCAATTATCAAAAATGATAGGTGTGCCTGATGTTAATCTTCATTGGTATGCAAAAAGAAAAAAACTTACCTTAAAATTTGATAATTTAAAAGCATATAAAGAAGAGAATTCTAATAAAAATTATTCATCTGTTTCAGCTATAAGTCTTTTATACAAGCCAAATGTTATATCAATATGTAAAAGATATGGACTTTATAACAAATATAAAGATTTCATAGATAATTATTTTAAAACTAATAATTTGGTTGAATATAAAGGTAAAGCAAAAGATGAGTTTGAACATTTGATAGCTGAAGCAACTAGAATAAAAGCAAACTTGTTAAAAGAAAAAGCAGAAATAGAAGAAAAATTAATGAAATTAAACAAAATGGGATTAACTAATTAATAAACACTAAGAGCAGTGTAAAAGCTGCTCTTTTTTATTGCAAAAAGGAGGCTGATAGAAATGGGATAGCAAGAAATATAAAGATATTAGTTTTCTATGAAGGAGTAGACATCACAGAAGAAATACAGCCTAGTATTTCATCAATGACTTATACAGATAACTCAAAAAATGCTGTAGATGACTTAGAGTTAGACCTGGAAAATTTAGATTATAGATGGCTTAATGAATGGTATCCTGATGAAAATTCAAGACTCTTGATAGGGATCCAGCAAAATGAAAATGAGATATCTAAGTTCTTAGACCTTGGAATTTTCTATGTAGATGAGCCTACTTTTAATAATCAAAGATTATCCTTAAAATGTCTGGCATTGCCATTAGACCAGACTATAAGAGAGCAGGTTAACAGTGTTGCATGGGAAAAAATAACTCTATCAGAACTATTATCTAAAATAGCAACTAAACACGAATTAAGTTATGAGCTACATTGTGATAATGCTTTCTTTGATAGATTAGATCAGGACAGAGAAACAGACTTAGGATTTTTAAAAAGAATTCTGTCTGAAACAGCTCTAAGTTTGAAAGTTACTGACGATAAGCTAATAGTCTTTAATGATGATGCATTAATTGATAACGATAATATCGATATCTTTAATATTAAAGATTTTCGTATTAGAAGCTTTACACTAAAGAAGAAAAATCAAGGAGTTTACGACAAAGTCGAGGTTAGTTATTATGATGCGGATAAAAAGAAACACATTGTTGAGACTATTACAAAAGAAGAACTTGAGAAGAGAAATGAGGTAAAAAATGCTTGATGATGGAGGATATGTAGCTTTTAAAGAGAAAGCAGATAAAACAAAAACTAAAAAAAGAGTTAAAAAAGCTAAGACAAAAAAGATTAAAACTAAAGGGAAATCTCAGGCTAAGAAGGTGGCCGAGAAAACTTTAAAGGACAGTTTAAAGCAAGAATACTCTATAAACTTAACGGTTGATGGAGATGTTAAATACTGTGCAGGTTGCATTATAGAACTAGATGATAGCTTTGGTAGATTCGCTGGACGATATGTAATTGATAAAGTTACACACAATATCGATGGAGACTACTCTTGTGATATAGAAGCTTTTAAAGTTGGTGCTAGACAAAATGCAGAAGAGAGAGCAAAATCAATAGATAAAGCTAAAAGAGATAAGGCAGAGAAAGAAAAGGCTAAAACTGCAAATACAAGAAAAAAAGAAAGAGAATTAAAAAAAGCAAATAAGATTAAAAGTAAAAAGGTGGTGAGTAAGAATGCTGGATATCTTGAAGCAAGGGGAAGTAAATGATATAGACATAGCAAATGGTAAAGCAAGAGTTATATTTCCTGATAGAGATAATAAAATTTCAGATTGGTTAAATATCCTGGTCCCATTCTCAGAATCACATTCAGATAATTATCATCTTGAGATAGGGCAAACAGTTATAGTTCTATCATTACCTGATATGATGGAGCAAGGTTACATCTTAGGCTGTCCTATGAGACCTTCAGACATTTCAGAAGGAGAAGTAAAAAGGACATTCTCAGATGGTGGATTCTATTCTTACAAAGATGGAGTTTTGACATTGTCTCCTGTCACAAAAGTAGTTATTACCGCAGACGTGGAGATTAAAAAGAAACTAACAGTTGATGGAGATACTACTTTTAAATCTAATACAGATACTAAAGGTACTGCTATGTTAGGTGGCATTAATCTTAATACTCATACTCACTCAGGAATACAACCAGGAAGTGGTAACACAGGAGGTCCCTCATGATAGGAAGCTTAGGAGACATAATTTTTTATGCTAGTGACTTAAATGTTTTTTCTTTAAAGAAGGAATTATCGAGAAGTAGAAAAGCCAAAATTACTCAACATGAGCCAATTTATGGCATTGGGAAAGTAAGACAGCAAGGTAGAGAATTAATGGAAGTTAGTTTGTCTATAGAGCTAATAGCTGGGCTTACTAAAGCTCCTAGTTTACATCTGCAGATGTTAAAAGACTTTATGGAGTTGGGAAGGTATGCTCCATTAATACTAGGATATCATGTCATTGGAGAGTTTCCATTTCTAATAACTGGAATAGACGAAACACTATCACATTTCAATGCTGCAACAGGAGAGTTTGACTATATTAACTTAGATATAACTTTACTGGAGTATGTAGACGACCCTTTACAGTATCAAAAAAAGATAGAGTACAGACAAACTGCTAAGACTATTCTTGGAGTTGAGTATGAGGACACTGTAAAAAATCTGCAAAAGAAGGTGTTTAAATTATGATATTTTCTATAAATTCTAAAGATGAAATAAACTATAACCCTCAAAATGAGATAGAAGATGTAGTAAGAAATGTACATATGATACTAAGAGTTACAAAGGAAGAACAGCCGTTAATGAGAGATTTTTCTTTAGATAGTGATGTAGTTGATAAGAACATTCCAGTTATTAAAAATAAGCTCATAGGCTTACTAATGGCTAATTTAAAGAAGTATGAACCAAGGGCACTGCTTAAAAATTTAGATTTAAAGTTGGAAAATAACGACTTAGAAATAATGTTAGAAATAGAGGTGATTGTATGATAGACGATACTTATGAAATATTAGATGCAAATGCTGAAGAACTGAGACAGCAAATGCAGGAAAAGTTCGAAGAGTTAAGTGGAAGAAAAATCTCTAAACACTCGCCCGAAGGCTTAATCTTTGCTAGTGTTGCATATCTCATAGCTATGAGAGAAGAGAATTACAATGATAATCTGAAGCAAAATTACTTAAAATATGCTAGAGATTACAGATTAGACCTGTTGGGAGATAGGTATGGAGATAGAGGATTAAGACTAGAAGAGCAATATGCTAAAGCTACTTTTAGATTCCATATCATATCTGCTAAACAAAAGAAAATAGTTATCCCAAAAGGGAGCTTGATTAGATATAATGACCTTTATTTTGAGACAAATGAAGAGTATTCTATTACAGAAAATACCTTATTTGTAGATGGAATTGCTACGTGCAAAACACCAGGAACAATAGGGAATAATATCCCTGTAGGTCATATCAATACAATGGTTGACTTATATCCTTACTTTTCTAAAGTAGAAAATATCACTATTTCAAATGGTGGGACTGACTTAGAAGAAGATGAGGTCTATAGAGAAAGATTAAGACTTGTACCTGACTCGTTTTCTGTTGCAGGTTCAGTTGGAGCTTATGTGTTTTGGACTTTATCGACATCTCCAGAAATAGTTGATGTTACTGTTAAGAGTCCAAACCCTTGCGAAGTTGATATCTACGTACTTACAAAAGATGGGGTTCCTTCTGAAGAGTTGAGAAACCAAGTATTAAAAGTTGTAAACTCAGATGAAATAAGACCTTTGACAGATAAGGTTACTATAAAAAGCCCTGAAGTTGTAGATTACAAAGTTGAATTTGATTATTACATAAATAAAGCTGATGAAATTAGCATTAATTCTATAAAAGATAAGGTGCAGACAGCAGTAAATGAATACATAGAATGGCAAAAAAATAAGTTAGGAAGAGACATCATACCTGATGAGTTAATTAAAAGATTAAAGCTTGCTGGAGTAAAGAGAACTGTTATAACATCTCCAATTTACAAAAAGCTAGAACCTCATCAGTTTGCTAAGTGTAATGCTAGTGTAGTAGTCAATTATCTAGGAGTTGAAGACATATGATATTAATAGATGACTTGAAATTAACAGACATTGCTGCAGTATCTACTTTAGATGACGCTACGACTAAATGGATATATGAGTCTATAGACTTCGTCTTGAGAGGTAGAAACTCTATCATAAACAGTGAATTAAAAAAGCTTGAAATGACAGATTTAATGAATGAGCAAGAAATTAATATGCTGTTATGGGAATACTCTATATACACTAAAAATGCAACTCTTGAAGAAAAGAAAAAAATAGTTAAGAGAGCTATATTTTCTAAGATTAATATAGGGACAACTAAGGTATTAAAAGACGTGAGTGGTCTATTGTACAAAGGCTTTGATGTAAAAGAATGGACTGCCTACAATGGTAGACCTGGTACTTTTAGAATCTATACGGATAAGAAAATAGTAGATCCTAAAGAGTATAGAGAATTAATGGAAAACATAGAAGCTAATAAGAACGTTAGAAGCCATTTAGACTATATAGAGCTGAAGCAGATAAACACATCTAAGTACTACATATCTGGCTTTAAAGAAGTAACGTTATTGGCAACTAAGGAAAATAAAAAGAAAGACTTTAGTGTAAATAATGCTATTTATATAAAAGGATACAAGCAAATAATAGGAGGTATTAGCAAATGAAATTTAATGGAATAACTAAAAAAGGTAGAGAATACTTGGCTAAAATCCAAGCCGAAAACAAGCCGATTAACTTTGCTAAGATTAAAATAGGCGATGGTAGATTAGATAACTATGATAACCCTGCAGAGCTAGAACATTTGATTAATCAAAAAGTTGAGAAAGGAATATTAACCCTAAACCAGGAACATGACACAGTTATTTTGACTACTAACATTGATAATGTGAGCCTTAGAACAGGGTATTATCCAAGAGAAATAGGTGTGTTTGTTAACGATAATGGGCAAGAGATAATGTACTATTATATGAATGACGGAGATGAAACTTCTTGGATACCGCCTGAAACCGACGGTCCATTTAAGATAGAATTGAAACTTAATTTAATCGCATCTAATGCTCAATCTATAGTAGTGGAAGGAGTTGGAAAAGATCTATTCATCACAAAAGAATTCTTAGAAACTAACTATACACAAAAGGGAGGATACACAGGAACAGCTCAAGAAATTGATGATAGAGTAGTTTCTGCTCTTGGAAAAGAAGATGGAAAATTTCCTTTAACAGAAGCAGTAAAAGGTAATGTTTACTATTTTCCAGGAAACAAGAAATTCTACATTTGTAAAGAAGCTCAAAACAGAAGAGTAAGTGTTCCAGATGGGAACTTTGAAGAGTTGTCTATCTGGGAAAATCGTAAGAGATTGGAAAATTTCTCAAAACTTGAGGGAGAAAGGTTGTATGTCCCAAATGCAACTTTCATAAAAATCTATAAAATTGCAGGCATGGTAACTCTTATAGTTGACAGTGGTACAGCATTTTTTAATAAAGCTAATACACCTATTTTTAATATTCCTGAAAAATATAGACCAAACGAAACATTGTATTTTAGTGCTTCTTATAGAAATAGTACAAAATCTAATACGTTTTTCTTGTATGCTAATGGAAATTTAATAAAATCTGAAGCAGATGATAACCTAGGGGCTTATTATTTTACTATCAGTTATCCAGCTAAAAATTAATTAAATTAAGCATTAACAGATAAAATTTGAGCAATAAAATTATTATCAGCTGTAGAATTTGAGTAACTTGAATGGATAATTGATATTACATTATTTTTGAAACTTAGTCCAAATTCTCTCGTATCTGATGTTATCCCAAGATTAAAAAAAATATCCCTATTTCTTATAATTTCTGTTCTCAGAGTTATAGGCTGAAAATAGTAGAAATTGCCATCGCTCGCATAGTTTATTCCTATTATTTCTATAAATTTAGAATTATCAGGGATACTACCTAGCACTTGTCCTTTTATTGATGCTCTACCATCAAAAATTTTTGAATATTTAAATAGATTTTCCACTTTACCATTTGGAAAATTTAATTAAATTCAAGACTTATAGAGTAGATAGAACGGATGATGCAATGACTTTACAAACGTCGGCAGGAGTATATGCTATTTCTGAAAAACTTATATATAATTTTAAAAGAATAATAGGGATACCTTCTACATCTAAAATTGTAAGTATTTCAGCTACTCAAAGCTCTGGATATGCAGAATATGCAACATATGATTATGATGCTGATTTAGCAGCAGTAGGACATATAGTAAATACAAGTAATCCAAGATGGATAAGTATTAATGTCGCATACATTTAATTACTGCATTTTATCCATTGTAGCCAACTATTGTAATCTTCTGCCCCTTGATTTACTCTAGTATACATTGTGTTCCCACTTATATATAACTGTACTCTTCTGCCATGATAGAACGAAATTAAAATTCCAGCTGGGTTATTTTCATTATTTGGTCGATTTTTTAATAGAGTACTACTCCATGGCTCGAAGGCTATCGTACAGTCGTTGTGAACTACATTGCAGTCTCCAGACCTTTTAACTTTGATTAAATTTTCCATTATTTTAAGAATGTATAATAAACCTATCAAAAATAGGAGGTTTAGTTATGCAATTAACAGTTTTAGAAAATTTAAAAAAGGAAAATGTGGATGTATATTTAGAGTATTTGAACAGTTGCAAAAGTAGCAACTGGGATACTTGGGGAACTACATACAAAACTTACTGTAACAATTTTAAGCTATTCTTGGTGTGGTTTCAGAAGTCTTATAAAAATAAGTTACTTCTAAGCAAAGAAACGTTACTAGAAATGCCTACTATCATAGAATCTTATCGGAATTATTGCAGGAGTTTAGGCAATTCTAAAAGAACATTAATGAATAAGACTACTGCAATTAGCACGTTTTATGCTTGGTGTGTTCGTAGAAACAAAATTAAATATCATCCATTTGATTCTAAATTAGATAAGCTTAGATTTACAGAAAAGGACAAAGTTAGAAATAGTTATTTTCTTACAACTGAGCAAATTTTAACAGTTCGTTTATATATGCAAGTAGAGAGTAAGAAATATGACTTGCAAGACAGGATATTATGGGAATTATTCTTAGACAGTGCTTGTCGAATTAGTGCTATCCAAAACTTAAAAATGGAACAATTAGACTTAGAAAATGGGTACTTTAGAGATGTAAAGGAAAAGGAAGGTTATATAGTTAATGCATTCTTTTTCCAAAAATGCAAGGAACTTATAAAAGAATGGATACAGTACAGAGAAGAAAACAGGATAGATGTAGATTGGTTTTTTGTTACAAAGTATGGGAAAATCTATAAGCAGATGACCCAAGGAGCAATTAGAAATAGAATAAAAAAGTTAGGAAAAATTTTAGATATTGAGGATCTATATCCTCACACATTAAGAAAAACTGCTATAAACTTAATAAACAATTTGGCTGGGTTAGGTTTAGCTAGTAGTTATGCAAACCACTCTAGTAGTGGAGTTACGAGCAAACATTATATAGCTAAAGCTAATCCAACTGAAGTAAGGAATAGCATTATAAATGCAAGAAAAAAGTTAGGTATTTTTTAGTTTAATATTATAGAGATTTTTAAATTTATTCAGATTTTTATAATTAAAAATGCTGTTTTGAGTGTCTTAAATATAAAATTCTTATAAATTATATTTAAGAAAAAATATAAAAAGAAGCTCAAAACTACAAAATTAAACCTTAAATTCTTTATAAATTTAAAAATCTATTCACAAATGAAAGGAGAGATGTTATGTTTTTTATTTACACAAAAGAAAGAAAATCAAAGCTTGCATTTACTGTTAACCTAACAGCAGATGAAGTTATGCAATTTATGGATGGAAATTTATTCCTGGATTATCCAGAGCTTATTCCGTCTGAGCATGTTGCAATTGAGAGAAATGAAGCTTTCAAATATCCGGCATATGACGAAGCAAAAAACACTATAAGAGAGATGACTAGAGATGAATTAATCGAAGAAGATATCGAGGTTCAACTAGCCCCAGGAGAGTATATAGAAAATAAGAAATTAAAGGTTGTACCACAGCCTAGCTCATATCATACGTGGAACACATCTACACATACTTGGGATATAGATATGGAAGATGTTAAAAGAACTTTCAGACACAAGTTCAGAGAAATACTGCTAGATAAGATGTTTGGAAGTTATGAGCATAATGGAAAAATATTTCAAATGCAAGAATATGATGAAGTTAATTTTATGAGAGTCAAGATGGCATTGGATATAGCTGGAGAAATAGAAGATTATGAGGTAATTAAAGATGCATTAAGTACTTTAGGTATTCCTGTAGATGCAGAGCTAGAAGAAAAAATCAAAATGGCTATGAGAGCAGGAAAATTAAAGCAACTTTTAAAATTGCTACCAACTCAATGGAGATTAAAAGATAACTCTATTGCATCTATTTCATTGGGAGAATTAAATCTAATTTACTTCTCTTGGATATTAAGAGTTATTGCTGCTCAAAATAAATATACTGCTATAACTAAGAAAATAAGGGAAGTTTCAACAGTTAAAGAATTAGAGGCTATTAAATGGGATTAAATAAATTAAAGGTAGTTTTATATAGCTACCTTTTTTTTATTGGCTTAAACAGGCTTTCACAAGGTCATTTTTAGGAGGTGATTTTAAATGTATACATTATCAGAAACAAGTTTAAAAATGTTGAAAGGGGTGCATCCAAACCTGGTAAATTTTATGACTGAACTTATAAAAATAAGTCCCTGGAACTTTAAGATAACTGCGGGAGTTAGAACAGCAGAAGAGCAGAATAGGCTATACCAAAAAGGCAGAACTGCTCCTGGATCTAAAGTAACCAATGTAGATGGGTATAAACTAAAATCCAACCATCAGATTAAATTTGATGGGTTAGGTTATGCGGCGGATATTGGCGTAATTGTGAATGGAGAGTATAAAGGAACTTGGAAAGATTTCCATTACTATCAAGACATCTATAACACGGCTAAAAATGCTGGATTGTTAGAAAAATATAGCATTGAATGGGGTGGAAATTGCTGGAGAACTTTTAAAGACGCTCCGCATTGGCAGATTAAAGGTGCAGACAGAGTTGCTTATAAGTAAAGGAGTTATAGAAATGGAAAGTTTTTTAGACAGAATAATAAAAGAAAAAGATGATTTGCAAGAGAAAATAATCAAGTTAGATAGATTCTTTACTACAGATACTTTTGAAAATCTGTCTCCAGTAGAGAAAATGCACTTAAAAGACCAAATGCGGTACATGAGTGCATACCTTAGTACTTTAAGACAAAGAATTAATTTCTATGAAAGCAAGGAGGGAAAACATGGAAATGACTAGATTAAATACTATGCCAATTGATGATAAATATTGGGAAGTTTTAGAAGATTATACTTACAGAACATCTATGGGACTTGTGACTGTCCCAAAGGGGTTTAAAACAGATTATGCCTCAGTTCCGAGAATTTTTAGAAACATAATTAACAGTTCTGGAAAACATGGCAGAGCGGCAGTAGTCCATGATTGGCTATACTCTAGCAAGTGTACATTAGATGTAACTAGAGAAGAAGCTGACAAAATATTCTTAGAAATCATGGCAGAATGGGGAGTGGGGGTAATTAAAAGAAATTTAATGTATAGAATGGTTAGACTTTTTGGAGCTAGCCATTTCAGAAGAGGTGAGTAAATTGGAAGATTTTTTTATAAGTGCTAAAAATGGAATTGCCATGGTTTGGACAGGTTGGATATCTGTGTTAGTATGGGCATTAGGTGGTTTTGACTTATCTGTAAGAGTCTTAGTATTTCTTATGTTAGTAGACTATATAACTGGAATTTGGGCTGGATACATAACCAAAACTGTAAATAGTACTAGAGCCTATAAGGGCATAAGTAAGAAAGTTTTTATACTAATTATAGTCTCTTGCTCCACAGTTATAGAGCAGCTTGTGCCTAACGTTGGAATTCGTAATTTAGTTATAGTTTTCTATGTAGCTACAGAGTTTTTATCTGTAATAGAGAATGCTAGCAAGTTAGGATTACCTATCCCTGAAAAGCTTAAAATAGCATTAGAACAGTGCAAGGGAGATAAATGTAATTCTAAAAATGCGGATCCAAAAGATGTAAAGCCAGAAAAATTAAAAGAGAAAGATTTTGATGAAGAAATTAAATAAAATAATGGGGTAGATTTTATACTACCCCTCTTTTTTTATTGCTTGAAAGTATGAATTTATCTACATTTAAAAAAAATAAAAAAAATATCAAAAATATTAAAAAAAAGTGTTGACATATACACTTGTATATGATATACTTAAATCAAGTTAAGGGAATGCTTAACAAATAAAAATTAAAAGGAGGTCATGAAAATGACAAAATTATGGAAAGAAGTAAAAGGATTAGTAAAAGGAACTAACGTAGACAAGGACAATTTAGACAAAGAAACTGGGTTATGTACAGTGGATCTAATCGGAGGGGAATTCAATGGTTGGGCAGTTGCAGGGCAAATTATTGATGACGAATTAATAATCGATGATAACGCAAAAGTATACAACCCTGCTGAATAAGAAAAAGCCTACTAAATAGTAGACTTTTAGAAATGGTATAGTTACCGAGCCTAAGTAATTGTACCATTTCTTTTTATAAATGTAAAGGAGGATAAATGGAAAAAGATAAAGCTGTAAAAAAATATAGAACAACTGAAAAAGGAAGAAAAAACACATATTACACAAATACAAAAAGTGCATGTAAAAAATTTTTATTAACTATGTCTACAAAAGAAGATTTTGAGTTAGCAAAAACTTGGCTTGAAGAAGGTGAAAAAAGATGGAAGCTTTAAGAATTGTCTTAAAACAAAGTTCAGCGAATTATAGAAAAGCAGGAACGATAGATAATAAGATGACTTATCCTTTACCTATACCTGCAACAGTGATAGGAGCATTACACAATATATGTGGCTATAGAGAATATCATTCTATGGATATTAGCATTCAAGGAAATTTTGAAGCAGTATCTAAAGATATGTATAAAAACATAACTGTCTTGAATACGATATCTGACAGAGGGACACTCGTTAAGATGATAGCTCCAAATGCAATTTCTAATGCTTATATAGAAGTTGCAGAAGCAGTGGATGATAATGCAAATTTCATAACTGAAAAAAATATAAAAATAAAAAATAAGGAACTTCTTGAAGAATTTAAGAATTTAAAAATTTTAAAAGAAAAGTTAGATTCAGAAAAAAAGCTAAAACTCGAAGAATTTAAAACAAGAAAAAAAGAGTTATCTGATAAAGATGAACTAAAAAAAATAAGATCTGAAGAAAAAAACTATAAAGAAGAGTTTAAAAAGTTTGAAGACGAAAACTATTCAAAGCCTTACAGTCAATTTAGAAGTATCGTAAAAAAGCCAATGTTCTATGAGCTTTTAAACAATATTTTCTTAATACTTCATATAAAATCAGATGAGAAAACCTTAAAAGATATAGAAAATAATATTTTCAATTTACAATCAATAGGAAGAAGTGAGGACTTTGTTGAAGTTGTCGAATGTAAAAAAGTTGAGTTACAAGAATTTGATACCGAAATAAAATCTGCTGAAGGACTATCTATATATCTAAATTATAACGATTTTCAAGAAGAAAAAATATTTAATTTAGATGTAGATGGAAATGTAGTAAAATCTGGGACTAAATACTATTTAGATAAATACTATAAAATAGTTAATTTAAAAAGAGAATTTGAAAAAACTTTAGCTATTTATAGTAATTATTTTAAAGCTAATAATAGTAGTGAAAATGTAAAATTGGATGAATATAACAATACAAAGTTATTGGTAAACTTCATATAAAAAAAGAGGGGTATGACGTCCCCTCTTTTTCTTGGATTCTTGAAAAAAAACCCATTAACATTTACATAGTCTAATCATATCATAAACTAAAAATATTTTCAAGTTTTGTTATAATTAAAAAAATTTAAAAAAAATTTAAAAAAAAGTATTGACATACTTGTACAAGTATGATATTATTAAAGTACCTCATTAGGAAAAGGAGGTGATAAAATGAAAATCCAATTTAAAATTGTGATTGGGAGTTGGTCGCTAACAATTACAATTACTAAAAAGGAAAAGTAATTTATCCCCCCTCTTCTGAGGGGTAAACTAAGAATGATATGATCTTAGCTTCAGCTACTTAGATTATATCACTTCTTAAATAATAAATCAAGGAGTGATGAAGATGTTAAAAGAATTAATGAACCATAATGAACTAGGAGTAAAATTTTATAGAGATGAAAACGCAGTAATCTTTGTAGAAGATGAAAAAATAGGAGTTATCCTAAAATTGTCTGTCTATGAAAATATATTTATATTTCACAGACAAGGAAATGATGTCGAAGCTATTAAAAGACAAATAGAAATAGCTAAACATTATGATGAAATAATGGCTGGAACTTGGAGACCAGAAACTGAAAGAAAATTTACAAGAATAAGATAGAGGGGTAAAAAAGCCCCTCCAAATATAAGGAGGATAAAATGGAAGAAAAAAAAAGAAAGGGTTATAAAACCCAAGATCAGCAAAACAAAGCAAATCAAAGATATAGAGCAACAGAAGAAGGAAAAGAAAAAACTAAGCATAGTACATATAAAAGCCGTGCTAGAGTTTTTATAAACGAAATGGCAAGTTTTAAAGAATTAAAGGAACTAAAAAAAATGATATTAGAAATGGAGGATATAAAAATGAAAGAACTAAAAAAACTATATGCAGAATGGAGAAAGGTTAGCGAAGAAATGTTAGAAGAAGGATTTAAAGGATCTATAGACTGCGGGGATAAAGCAGTAAGAGAAGATTTTAGCAATTATGCAGAACTTCAAGAAATTATTTCTTTTGAAGAAATGTTAGAACTAGAAAAAGAATATATTAGAAAAGAGCAGGATTAA